TCAGTCATATTAAACAGATAGAGTTTACAACCGTGATCCTCACACATCCTATCCATAACAAGCACATCTTTAAAAAAATCTCTTTGTTCTAGATGGGTATTTAGATCAAAGAATAATTTTACATCCATAAATGTATCTTTTCGGAGATCTGGTTTCAGTAAACCATTCTGGTAGTCAAAATTAATATCAGCAATTTTTCCAAAATCCTCAAATGTTGGTTTATTAAGAAGTTGAAAACGATCGTCTCTAAATATTTGATCATAATACAGATCAACTAACAGATTCTTTTTTTCGTGTTTCAGTGTAAAAAAATCTGCTGGTAATGTATCTTGCGAAAGAGTTTCGTTAAACGCAAGAACAAATCTATTAAAACTAGATAATAAAACATACACCTCGTCAATGTCGGGGTGTTTATCTAACATAACACGTAACCAATCTGGATACATTCGATTACATACACCCGGCAACGCATACACTGATGTTGGCTTAGAAAAAGCTTCAGCATATGACTCTGCGTAACTATTATCGTTCCACATACTATAACTGCCAACCCCGACCTTACCAGGAATAGTTACGTATCCGCACGTATGACTATCGCCTAAAAATAATGCTCTACTCATGTAGTATACCTGCTGTTATTTTTTTCGTGATATTCTCTTCGTAATCTACGACACTCTTCTTTGACTTCGATAGGAAAGTCGGGGCTAATTTCGGATATAGTACAATCATAAATTTTAGTCCGCGGGTTTCCTAAGTCGGAAGTTAACATAATGAATACACAAAATATCACCGCTATGATTATGATAATCCTGTCTCTCATATTTCCTCGCTGATCATTAGCTTGCAAAAGAAAGCATCTTTTTCATTTTTAAAAAAGAATCTCATATCGTCGGCGGATACTTCAGTAGTGTATTTGTCCCCCGGTAAACCAAAGTGTTCAAGAATTTTGGCACATGTTTCGTTCCAAAAAACATTACTTTGATTTTTCCAGGGTATTTTAATTTCAGTCATTAAAATATTTTTCCATTACTTCAAGTTTATCCATATATTCAGCAATCTGATTAACTTCTTTTTCGATAGCATCCATTAGATCTGTGTGATCGTGAATAGCCATAGGATTGGCTAACATGATATCAACATTCATTTTATGCTTAAGAATGTGTGCTCCGAAATGTTGCTTCAATGTTTCTACGATTTCTTTTTTCATTTTGATTTCCTATAATTTCCCTTTTCAGGAATAACATGTCTTACACCCCCTGTGGGATCTTCCATATCTCCGGTACGCCGGGGAATTAAATGAACGTGTGGCCATGGAACTGTCTGACCAGCTGCCGTGCCATAATTAAATCCAATATTAAACCCGTCGCACCTTCCATCTTTAACCATCTTTAATCCGTCTACTACGGCATATTCAAACGCATCCATAAGTACTGCTACCGTGTTATATTTAGGCACAAATAAAACGTGACCTTCTGTTACTGGATATTTGTCAGCGAACACTTTAACATGATAATCTTCTTCGATGAGATTGTCCCAGGGAGCATCGCCGTCCTCAATAAAAGGAGGCTGATCCTTTATAACTTTAACAGTATCGTCGTTCATCGTTGAAATTCCTTACGTTCTTGCGGCAATGAATCTTCTTTAATAACAAATTCTCTCCCCATAAGGCTTCCGAAGAATACCTTTGTATTTTCTTTGTATACCATACGAAGCTTTACAGTTTGAAATGCTACTTCTAAAAACGCTCGAGGTTTATAATTAAGAATATGTGCTTCGACATCTTTACCATTGTCTGTACAGCGAATTTTTATTTTAGCATCTATCATTTTGTCCACCATTCTTCGAAAGGAAACTCAATCCATACAGGTTTTTCTGCTTTATTAATTTCTTCACCGACGTAATCCATCTTAACTTCAGACTTGCTGGCTAGATTATCAAATATAGTAGCGAACCGAACGTTATTGTTCCATATATTGTCCCATTCTGGATCATTGGGGAAGCATCCGCTAGGCCAATCTTTTAAAATCCAATTAATGGTAGCTCCAGTATCGTTAATATCGTCGACGATTAATATCTGTTTGGCTGTGTCGTTTTCAAACAAAGACATAGGATTGCCTTCATAGAAATCAACTTCGTGGTGGGGATTTCCGAAAGCATCTTCAGCCATCCACAGATTGCTTTCAGTAGCATGTTCACCACCGTTGTCTCTGAGACTTACTTTCAATGCTTCGCAAGGTATATTAAAATATTGACTGATCATAACAGCAGGAAGAAGACCTCCCCGTGTAATACCAACTACATAATCGGGACGCCAACTACCTAAACTGATATCTCGGCAAATTTTTGAAACTAATCCTTGGAATTCTATCCAACTAACTTTACGCTTTAACATTAGACTCCTTACGTTGTGCTATATATTTTTCGTTTTGTATCCATTGATCGTTAACAAGAAATCCCCAATCTCTTTTTTGAGGCCCGGGCATGAATAACGTCCAAGCAGTTACTCCATCTTTTAGCTCGATGCGATGATAACTGTTCGGACTACAAATTCTGAAATGACCGGGCCCACGCCAGTATTTTATTTCGTTAATTTTTTTACCTAGGGTGTTAAACACTAGTACCCATTCGTAGTAACCACCAGCGAGAATTAGTGTAGCATACGGCCATGGATGATCGTGAACATCATCAGGATCACCTTTTAAGAACTTATGTAAGAATATGTTAAAGGGAAAACGCTCGCGATCTTTAAGAAAAAGATAGTAGCGTTCTAGGTAGGGTTCGTTATCGACCCTATCCATGATGATACGTTTACGGCCTAGTCGTTCAAGCAGTTTCAACAACATTAAATACCTCTTCTTCAAGATAGCGTTTTAGTTCTTTATCCGTAGGCTCAACTGTGTAGTTTTGTTTGAAAAAGATTTCATAACTATCGCTACCGTATTTGCCAATGCCGTATAACATTGTAGCATCGTTTCCGTCCCAAGTCAAGAAATCGGCAGTCATTCGTTTGAGTCTTTTGAAACGAGTGTTATACATTCCTAAAGGCCAAATTACTTCTTTAACTTCATCTTCCATAGCCCAAAGAAACTCTCCAGGTCCTGGCCAACGATCTAAGAAAAGAGGCAGCACATATTTGACTGCTTTTCGCCCAGTTTGATTTAGCATGATAACAGCTACCATATGTTGCCAAGCCCACTCTCGACGATCGGTGGCCGGCAACTGCTGTTGTACCATGAGATCGTCTCTCAGTGCTTGTGTCATTGGCGTTCTCTTATTATTCCTATTACTGAAAAAATAAGACCTAGTGCTAGTACAACATGATCCATGCTTACTATACTAATGACTCCGCAGATTAGAGCTAATATATACCAAATCATGTTTTATCTTGTAGCCACATATCTACTTTTGCTTCTGCTTCTTCCTGCGTAACAGCATACGCATAGATCCAAAAGCAATCGTCTTTGCCTTTGACATCAAAAGGCACAGGACCATTAAACAGTATACCATCTTCTAGCATACGCTTTACTTCAAACTTTTTTAAATTTTTCGCACGATTAATTAGATCGTTAGCCATATCTACAGAATTCATCTCGGGGCAAACTCCTGTTGTAGTTTAATATTGTCAAAGAACTCTTTCTTAGTATCGCCATCTTCTTTGAAAGCACCTTTTAATACTGTAGTTTGAGTCAATGATGAATGCGCCATGATGCCGCGATTCTCGCAGCATCCATGTACTGCTTGAATATACACGCCTAGGTCTTTGGCTCCTGTGGCTTTTTCGATTTCCCTAGCAATGTCATTAGCAAGTTCCTCCTGGAGAGTACCTCGACGGGCACACCACTGAGCGATCCTTGTATACTTGCTAAGTCCGATGAGTTTCTGAGCCGCAATAATACCAATATAAGCAACGCCACTAACGGGTTGGTGATGATGGCTACACATACTGCGAAGCTCGCTACGAACAACCAACATACCTTCATAACGATCCGCCGAATCGTTGGGGAAACTTGTTGCGTCTGGTGCTGGGTCATATCTACCTGCCATTATTTCGTTAAAATACATTTTAGCCAACCGACGTGCTGTGCCCTGACTATTAGGATCGTTTTCTCGATCAATAAGTAACCTATCGAGCACTAGTTCAAATGCTTCGGTTGCTTCGTCGATTAGCTTTGCTTTATCTTCTTCGCTAATATAGTCACTGATGTTATCGCCTGCCCAGAAACGTTTTTTATCACGTTTCATCTTAAAGCGGATCGCATCGCCTAAGTATGCTTCTTGATAGCCTTTATCAGACATCATATCTGAAGCTTTTACATATACTTCTTTACCTAGAGGTTCGTATTCATCTTTCTTAAAGGATCTATCGATGGGTTCGTTTATGATAGGATCTGGTTTAAATTCGCTGGTCAATTATTGTTCTCCGAGTTAATGACGTGGATGTCATGTAATAGTTATTTTAACATCTTTAATAGATTGTCGCAACTGAAATAATTCTCAGTTAACGCATGTACCTGTTTATTTAGGCTTGGAAGGAATTTTTCATAATTTTCCATATACTGGACAATCTTATGACAAACTTCTTTTCTATGAACTTCGTAGGATTCGTAACTCTCCGTCCACTCTGAGGGATATTTAAATGTATCAAATGCCATCTCACTATAACTTAGTCTGTCCGGAACCATGGGAATAGCATCAACTATCGCACCTTCATACCAACTGATACCTAGTGTTTCTTGTAGATTAGCACTGAATACCAGTTTAGATTCACCTAATAGGTTATGATATTCGTTTTTAGTCAGCGGATATTCTTGACATACACGGAATTCATATTGCGGCAAATGCTTTTTAAGATCTTCAAAGATCGGTAATTGCTTTTCTGGAGCGATGCGATGCGGGAAAAGAATAAGATCACGCTTAGGCATATTCTTATACATCAGCAATGTATCTGCCATATACTCCATAGGCCATCCTGAGCGGACATATTTTCCACTTTCTAGCATATCTGCTTTATCTTCTTCTTCCCAAGGATTTTCAACAAGCCCGTCATTTAGTAGATTATGATGGAACATGTCAATATGAAAGTTAGTGGCAAAGTAATTATGGTCAATGGCTGCGAAGAATGATTTCTCGGCATGCCTAACCCACGGAGCATTACCAATAAGTCTTCCTAAGAAGTCTTGAGGATCATAACTACCAGCATGCCATAGAGCATGGATCTTGATCTTAATACCAAGAAGTTCGCTCATGTATTTTAAATTTATGATGCCAGGATGCCAAGCATCAGTAAAAATAAAATGATCCCCATGCTTAACTGATCCGGATGTAAATAAACGACTGAATTCTTCAACTTGTCGAGACTTGTATATATTAGTCCCCCCAAAATTAAGAAAGGCGCCAGGAGTAGTGGCAGCAGGAATATCCTCAGGGCCAGATATAACTTGAACATCGTGTCCTCTCTTTCGCAGCAAGGCAGGCAAGTGGGATTTCCACTCGCCTGTATATCTTGTTTCAACGGCTTCTAAGTCAACAAGAAATATTTTAGCCATAACGCTTTTGATAAGGCTTATAGCCTCGGTTATTATTATCCCAACGTCTTGGTGGACGTTGACTGTTTACGAACGCACGATAATTTTCATTATCTTTGTTATATAGATGTGCGGGATTAAAATCACGCAACTCAAAACGGCAAAAATCTAAGTAACGGTCGAGATCGTCAAAAATTTTCTCAACTTGCGGTTTCATCGTGATATTTCCTTTTAATTTAGTATTTGATGAATGAACCATTTTCTCCATCTTCGGAGACCTCAATCCAAACCTCACGGTCTGGATATTTTGCGTGAATCTGAGCGTATAAATCATCGCTCATCATCTCACAACTTTTGTAGTCTAGCGACAATACACCTTCGTTGCTAGAATACAGTTTTTCGAGCCATCGCTTGAATTGTATAAATTCCACATCTCTGTCATTGTGGGTGACACTAAGCCAAACCCTAAAGTGAAAAATATGGCGATGAGGATTAGCCAAAAACGAAACATCATATTCATCTCCTGTTGCTAGGTTGGGGTCTGTTGCGGCTGCGGGATACTTGTGGATACCTTCTTTGCGGAAAGTGACCCAAATCATTTTATTGGGTCGAACGTCTTGTCGAATAGTTGTCATGCTGCTAGAAGGCCTTTACAAAGATTAGCAATTTCGTCTCTAGTCATATTATAACTGTATGTGCTACTAGAATCAACCTCTCCGTCGCTATTTAGGCATTCTTGAATGATTTCAATAGAAACCAATCCTTTCGGAGCCAATGCTTCCCAAGATTCAATTCGAACACGATATGCCTTGCTTTCTTTAACAGTATAGGATTTAAAATTTTGTTTCATCTCTTTAGTGCCTCCATCATAACAATTTTACCCAGTGCGTCACCGAGATCTTGATCTTCAGTGATTACATGCATTGAATTAAGATTGCGATCCTTGTGATGATCGTAACTACGAGTTTCTACAACATATCCGCCGCTGGCTCTATAAACTTGTAGACGCATACCTTCGCTAGACAGACGATCGCCTTCTACTAGTTGCGGAATATCTTGTTCTAGCTCATCGCTATTCAACCAATTACGAATGCGTTGTTTAAATGTAAGTTTCACTTTTTCTTTCCTAATTTTACGAGCAGGCCTAATTGCTGCTTGTTTAGAGCCAACAACATTGGCATATCCCATTGTACCCATTATTTTATAATCTCATCTTTGCCATATTGATCCCAATCAGTGAAGCGATCTCTTCCTAAAAGGTCCTGTAGGTTATGGCACCATACCCCAGGATTGGTTGCTTTAAAATTTTTGTCGTCTATCTTTAATGTAGCATTGTAGCCTAATTGATTTAGATAAGGTAATTTTACACTAATCTGCGGAATAAATCTACGTTTTTCGGTAAGACCGCTCTCAAGTAATCCTTCCGTTTCGCTGACATCAAAATCTAATGTACACCAAAGATCATATTCGCTGTCTAGGCAAACATAAATCATGTTCTCCCAAGGACGCCATCCTTCGGCATCATTTACACCTTTAGTATGAAAACTTTGATTAGCACCAAAGTAAATGTGTGTTATATGTTTAGATTGATCAGTATATGATCTAGATTCTTTTACAATATCTAAAATTGTATAAGGATCGTGAACTCCGACTACGAACAAAGTCTTCATCCCGTAGGCAGGAGTCTTTTCAATCTCTACCCCTGTAAAGAATGTAATCTCGGAATGAACACCTTCTTTATAATTACGCTTCATCCTTCGAGTCCTTGTTTAAGAAGATTGCGTTCTTGATATTCTTCTTCATGTTTATCACAGAGTGTGCGGATCCAACCACCACTGCGATGCTTACCAGGCTGACCGCATTCTTCGCAGGTATGACTTGCCCAGGATTCGGCCATACGCACCATACCTGAAATATTTTCGTCACCGCCCTCATAGTAGAAACGAAGACCACCGAACTTTTCCTTAACTTGTACAGCAACTACTTGCGGAACTGGTTTAAAATCTTTGTAGCCTGCTTCAGCACTACGATTCTTCCAATCAACATAGTGTTGTATATTGCCGCAGAGACTGTCAAGTATCTGATACCATCCATTACCTACATCAAATCCCCAGCACATAGCAGTTTCGGTCATAGGCGCATGACGATCTCTAAATATCTTAGGATACTTGGCACAGAGTGCTTCGTCTAATTCTTTTTTCATGATTGGATTATTTTGTTGTCGTGTGCTAATTGCTTTTGTTTAAGTATAACAATTTCATCCTTCAAAGTCAACTTATGTTTCTTCAAATCAGTTAATCGTTGGTCGGTAAAATTGCCAGTTCTTTCCAAAGTTTCAATCTGTTTATCAATAGCCCTGTGGGCTTCTTCCAAATGCTTAATTCTTCTTTCATACATTCTGAGCCTCCTGTTCGTAATAAAGTTCTTCAAGTTCACGAAGTTTTTCATCTTCGGGATCCATGAAATCTTCGACACTGCCCAATTTTTGTTCTTCTTGGAATAGTGAATTGAAATTATTTTTGGCTACGCCACCTTTGAGTCGCATACCCATCATATCCGCTAACATAGGTTTAGCATCATCAATCATCTGCATCGGTGTTTCGCTTTTGAACAGCTCTTTAACAAATCGATCAAAATATAAAACATTTCTAGGAACCCAATCTGAGTATTCGTCACTCATATCAGCATCTTTGATCTTTTTCCATTCTCTCCAATCGGGGGCGAATCTAGTAGTTTCGATATCAGTGAGATTGTTGGCTCGTTGTACAGCGACAATATGGCAATAGGTGTTATGCGCCATCATTAGAGCATAGCCAAAACTATCCCACGATGTTTTGCCTTCTTTTCCTACTTTGTTGAGCATTCCTGGTTTGTACCAGCAGATGTCGCCTTGGCTGAGTCTGCGTCCGATCTCTGATTCGAACGGGAATGGGACATGAAAAGCCTGGCTAAGGGCTTTGTTGTCTGGGGCTTTGTCCATGATGACTGACCAGCGTTTGTTTGTGTGTTGGGCATTTGTGTAGACGAGTCCGTGTGCTGTTGCGATAAACGGGCTGGCACAATCAAAAGATATGGTAAAGTTTTCATTGATATGTTCTCTCACTTGTCGTTGAATCGACGTTAAATAACAACTCCAATCTAACTGGGCTGTACCTAAGAAGTGCATCCAGTTCCTATCATCTAAGAGCTTTTCGTCTCTTAGAATAATAAGCCTTTTTAATGCGACTTCCATATCGCACATATTTTTACCACCCATCGCCCAACCTTCGGTGGGCAAATGTTTAACTGCTTCGTACCAAGCCTGTGCTGTTTCCCAGTCACTGCCTTGTAGAACATTTAGGAATTTAGTTTGTCCTAATCGATTACGGATGAAGTAATCGTTATTGTGTAGTGTTTTATCTAGACAATCATCAAAACTCTTTAAACCAGTCTTTGGACTATGAATATGGTCACAGGCCCAAGTAGGAACGTCTAATAACATAGACCAATCAGCAGTTAACTCTAACCAATTAAGAATACTATCACGAGTTTTGTTGGCACTAGGACCATCAAAGTTTTGCCAGTCAAATTTAAGAACACCTTTACCAATCTGATATCCGCCTGAATCACCGACGATCACTGTATTAGCACGATCGCGTTGTTGGATCATGCTGTCTTGTTTCATTGTTTTTTCAAGATCTAACTGTGCGTGACCTGCTGAATATAATCCATATTTGTAAGTAAAGTACCCTTGTTCAGGATTAAGGAAATTCATGCCCTCAATGCCGCGGTCAAAGCCTTTAGGAATACGATCCTGCGGAACAAATTCTTCGTATCGTTGTTTGCTGACGTATGTTGAAAAAAAGCAACTAATCGCAGGCAAATAGACTGCGTAGTCTTTTTGTAATGGTGTTAGGTTAACTGGTTGTTTCATGATCTCTCGCTAAAATTGTTGTAAGTTCTAATCTTGTCTTTGCCTGTTCTAGTTGTTCTAATGCGATACGAACTGCTTCATTAGATGAAGCCAGTTTGTACCAATCATCTTCTTCTTGACGTTTTTTACGAGCCCATTGTACAATGTCTAAAACATCTTGATCTAGGCTTACTGTGGCATAGCTGGTAGATATTGTCTGCCAATTGCTACCGTTGAATACTTCTAGTTCAGTACCGTTGATACGAATCATTCCAGTCATTGGATTGCTCGTGTTTGGTCCTACATACGGTAGGGAGGTATTGCCGGCACTAACCGTAATACCTATTGTGCCTTGTAAACCTTTGATCATTATTGCTGTTGTGCTGGAATAATGTATTTGTAAACTGCCACACCACTGTCTAGAGTGATCTGTATAGCACCCTCGTTACTTAGGCTCATCTTTGTATTGTTTACGTCTGCTACTTTTAAGATACTTAGGATTGGTAGCACCGGCCAAGTCCATCCGCGATCAAGTTTACCTGCTACGTTCTGTGCGAATACAAACTCGCCACCGTGTGTCGACGCATCGCCGAAGATGAACTTTAGGTTACCGCCGTCTGTCTTGGCTAAGAATGTTGGATGTTCGCTGTGAGCACCTGCTTGAAAATTGAAACGCTGTACAGATGCAACGCTTGGTTCAACCTCTACGTCCCACTTAACACCACGGAACTTAACAGTCTTCATCTTTTCATTGATGATTTCCTGATTCATAAAACGATAATCGTTTTTGAAGTCACCGCCTTTATTTTCAAAGTGGATGCCTACTGGAATCGTTTCACCGTTGCGTTCTGCTGAGATAATATTGATCTTAGCATCTTCTTTGTATTCCGGTCCATCTAGCAGATATTTCAATTTCTGTAATTGAGGCATACCAAAAGTACCGATCATATCTGGATATGGATTGTGCGTAGCAGCTTCCATGATCACTGAACGATCATCTGCCATAGAAAAAATGTCTGTGCCTTTTTCAGAGCCTGTTACTTTAACTGTAGTTAAGAAGCCTAGGTTTTGTGTATGTGACACGATGTCTTGTAAAATGTCTTTCATTGAAAGTTCTCCTGTATATTAAGATTATATTTAGATCTAGAGTAAAAAGCAACCGCAATTTACTCAAAGTCAAACAATTTATTGAATGTATTATCCGACCTTGTACTGCTGATGTCCCATTCCAAAACACCGATAAGGTTTTCTAGTTTTTCATCAATGACGGCAGTTTCCATCTCGCCGTCATTAAAGGGCAAGTCTTTGAACCATTGCGGCAACCTAAGTTCATCAACAGGATAAGCAACTGATGTATATCCCATTGGATTATCTTTGACCTTACAGACGATGACTTTAGCACCGTCAGTGATGCCCATAGAATATTTGTCATCATGCATACGCTTTAAAGTATTCCAATTCAAAGAAGCACGAACGTGACCTGGCATATTTGCCTTGCCTTGTTTCTTTTCCTTGGCCGCATATTCTGTAATATTATTAGCTCGTTTTGGAGAACCTTTCTCCCAGCCAGGTCTAGTTTTAAATTCAGTTCTGAAATTGGTTATATACTCGAGGATTTCGTCCTTGGGCACACCATTTAGTACTTTTTCTAATACTTGACTCAAGAAATCTTGGATGATCACAGGAGTATCGCTACGTTTTAGATCCAAGCCCATGGCCTTGATCTTACCTGGCTTACCATCTACGTCTGTTCGTTTACCTTCTTTATCGTAATAAAGAACAGCATACCGTTTCTTTGTAATGAATAAACCTTTTGATGCGACGATTTCACGTCCAGCTTTAATTACTTCGCCACGGGTCTTTGGACAATGGAATTTATCCTGCATCATCTTAGGAAAGCTGGCATTGACTTCATCTGCGATTTGATCATAGAGTTGTACGATCGTTTCTTTAGTCCAAGGAAGTTTGCCAGACTCTATTTCTTTTTTCAGCACAGGATACGCAGAGAAGTAACAAGAGTCAGTATCGCCGTAGATAACTGCTTTGCCTTTGTAATCGTATTCGCCTGTGGCAATCTCGTTGATCTTACTAGCCATGTGCTTGACAATCTGCCTACCGCTGAGTGTAGTTGATTGGCCGATGCGGTTATCAAAGAATCTACAACCGGGATTAAGAATAGCACCATACAAACTGTTCAAGTTAATTTTCTTAACCAATTGCCGCTTGTCCCAATATTCTTCTTCAACTTTGTTGCCTGCTTGTATACATTCTTTGAGTTTAGCCTGCATCTCTTTACGTTCAGCATACCAACGCTTTAACAGTCCAGGAATGATACCTTCTTTTTCGTAAGTGAAGATAGTGCCATTAGCACTTAGCATCCAAGGCTGGTTGCTTTCAAATATAAGATCATAGATTTGGGCACCGCTGAGGATATCGCTGCCGCCACTTTCCCAGTCGATGGTGATTTCCTTAGCGACATTTCGTTCCATAACGAACTCATATTCTAAACTACCAAATACACCTTCCCATGCGGCAGCAAATGACTTGCCCTTGCCCATTTCTTGATCAATATAGTTTTTAGTGTAGTCTTGGCGTAATTGACCTATGATGGTCTCGGGCGCCATGTTCAAGGCACGAATAGCACTAGGATACAGTGAGTTGATGTCAACAGATCCGATCCATTCGTGGATGCCTTTCTTAGGATAGGCAACATACGCACCTGCCGCAGGTTCTGAACCGGGTTCTCTTCTGATTCGATTGGGTACTATAAAACCTCTGCGATGTGCTTCGTTAATGATGGCCTGTTCAGTAACAGCTACAGCACCCATTGTGGTCTGTAATAGAACTGTGTTTTCGTGTGCGATCTTATTGGCAAGATCTAGGAACTGTAGTTTCTTATCGAGATCGTCTAGAAGTTGACAGTCTTGTCTGTTATATTCGATGAACTTACGGAAATCATTGTTATACAGTTGATCCAATGTGCCTTCGTATTGTGTTTTAGTCTTTCCCAGCTCGTATTCTGCGATAGCATCTAATCGATATGTATGGCGTTCTTCATAAGTATATTTGCGATACAGCTCAAGATAGTCTATATGGACTCTGCCTACGATATCATAGGTTAATGCCGTTCTACCATATTTTTCATATTCACGCTTTTTAGGATATTGCTCCCAAAGACAGAATCTGCGAGTATCGTCCTTGCTTAATGCTTTGGTAACACGATTAACAGTATAGGGAATATCAAAGCCTTCTGAGTTCCAGCCACTTAAGATGTCAGCATCTTGAATCAGATTAAGAAAGTTATCTAACAGCTCTGCTTCGGTTTCGAAAATATATGTATTAGGAAACTCTTTAACTGCTTCAACGGCCTGCTCCATAGTCATAGTTTTTGGCGGAATAGCCAAGCAGACCATAGTCTCTAACCACTGAAGATAGACAGCGATAGCGGTAATCGGCATGAACGCATCCTCCGGGGATGCGTATCCACGTTCGGGATCAAAATCAACTTCAATATCAAAGAACGCTGTATATAATTTAGGGGAATCTTGATTAAGATATTGATCTTCTAATATTCGATATATCGGATTGATATCGGATTCATACAGCTTCATTCCGCTGTGTATTTTTAATTCTTTGTGTAGATCTTTGAGATTCTTACAAGTCACACGGCTTAAAGGATCGCCATTGATGCTTGTGTATTTGCCCTTAGGGTCTTGGAAATAAAAGATATGACGAGCAGGATATTCTTTAAAATGCCTATTTCCTTTATCGTCTCGTTCAACGATATGGATAGTATCCTGATCGCGATTGTAAAATGCGTCAACGTAACTCAAATTTTTCTCCTTGCCACTTGCGGCTGGCAAACCAAACAGATCATTTATGGCTGACCGAACCTTACTGTATATTAATTAATTATCATTCTTATCAGGCCGAGGCTATCTATAGTGACTAGCAAGAGGTAGTTAGCCAACATGCCAAATGATTTCCTAGTATAAGCAGCCCAACCATACATAGCACAGCCGAGGATCCAAATAGGATAAAGAATGAGCAAAGGTGGAGTTGGGACTGTAAGGGCCATTGTGATTGAACAGCCGATCGATATAGCCCAAGCAAGCAGCTCGATGATAAAACGGAAAGGACTGCTATGCCAATCATCTTTGATCCATTGTATAGTAGGGCCAAATATTGTATTAATCATTCAGGTAACTTTTTAGTAACACCGAGAATCATTTCAATTTCATCCCATTCTTCTTCGTGGGCTTTCCAATTATCTTTGTGTGCGATCTTGATCGCTTTGTTAATGATGCTGGGTTTGACTTGAAGTTCGTCTGCTACCGCCTTAACAGTTTCTTTTAGACCCTCTTGTAAATCTTCAATTTCACGAAGTACGTTTCCGCCTTCGTTGATTAATCTTTCTAGTTTAGCCTTTTCTTCAGGTCCGTACATTTTTGCCATTTATTGACTCCGGTTAATAATGTATATTATATAGTCAATAAAAAAGCCAGTCAATGGGTTGACTGGCTTTTGTTTACCAAATGATAATTTAGGTAGCGTCGCTCTTGCTCAGACCAACTTGACTTAAAATCATTAATGCTAAAATACCTGGAATAATCAACCATCCTGGCCCTCCAAAGAAACCAGCGATTGTAGCAGCAGTTCCGCCTAAGGTTCCGGCAACACTAGTTAGTTTATCTCCTAAGGTAGCATCCTTGTGCCAAGCATCAACAGGACCTAAAGTTCCCTTGCCGCTTTTTGGATCTACTTTCTTTTGACCAAAAAAGTCTTTTACAGCATCTATTGGTCCTTCTTCGATAGATTCAGCAGCAGCAGGTTGTTTAACACCTAATGCCTTGGCAACGGCTTTGATATTATCTAATGTAAAGTCCGAAGTATCAGCACTTGGTTTTCCTAGAACTTTTTGTGCAACAGCTTTCATTTGATTTTGTTCTTCACTTGAAAACTTAGGAGCAACTTTAGACATAATAAAGGACATGATTTTGTTAATCATGCCCTCGTCGAGAACTTGACTCTCACTTAAAGTTTTTTTTTGAGTTTCCGTGATAACTTTATGTAGGCCCCACTCACCGCCCATTCTTTCGTAGGTAGCAGCAGCAAATGCCTGTGCTTGAACAGATTCTGTGAACTTGCTCTTGCCTACACGTTCTGCCCAGGTCCATAGGTTCTTGTCCATAGGATCAATTTGGAATTGACCACGGCTTTCTTTAACGACCTTTAGTGCTGTTGCGAATGATAGAGATTCTTTAGTTGAACCTTTTTTATCTACAGCTTTTGAAATCGCAGTGCGTCTTGCTTTTAGATATTTGTCAGTCTTGTCTTTTTTGCCATCGTTATTGATGTCATCATCTTCCTTACCGACTGGATCCATGCCGCCTTCTTTGACGAGTTTACCGTCGACATAGCGTTTTACAGAACCTGGATGTTTCTTTTCATAATCTTTAGATGCCTTAGACTGCTCTTTGTCTTTGGCCTTTTGCTCACGACGCTCAGCACCAGTCATCGCTGTTTTCTTTTCTTTCTTAGGTGGAACATAGTCGTCGTCATCTTCTGGCTTATGATCTCTTGTATGTTTAACACCGGTTGATGTCTTGGTCAACGTACCGTGTTGGGTTTTCTTTGTATCGCCGACTTTCATTTCTTCAGCGATAGCTTCGTCATCTAGATCGACACTTTCAGCTTTCTTTTTAGCGATCTTGGTAGCAGTGGCATGCATAACTTCTTCGCCACGCTTACCATATCTCTTTTCGAAGCCCTTCTTGTCTTTCTTCATAGACTTAACTACTTCTTCTTTTTTGTCTTTTTCTGCTTTAGACAATTTCTTTTCCATTAGGTCAGCAGCTTCAGTTAGGGTCTTAGTACCTGCTAACACGTGCATAGCGATATCTTCGTCTAATCTAATCGGATCAGGCAATTTAGGTGCCTCAACACCTTTTGGTGGAGTAGAAAGAGTGTCTAGTTTATTGAGTATAGATTTAAAATCCATGTTCTTATCCTTGTGTCTTAAATTTTTTCCATTGATCGACGAGATTTTCAGCTACTTCAGCAGTTAATGATTCGTCAGGCTTGTCGTCCAAAGACATATCAGACATTTCGTCGTCTGCCTTTGGTTCTTCAAATTTCTTTTGATATTCCATATAATGTGCTACGGAATCAAGATAATCTGCTGCTTTAGTGATTTTAGCAGAGACCCAGCCTTCTAAATTATCACCGGGCTGGATCATATGGAAGATTTTAATGGCATATTCAGCAGATTTGTAAAGCTCTGCTCTAGCCATAGAAGCTTCGTGGTCCTGAGGACCTAGATCGTTATCTTCATTAAACACATTGTTTTTCATAGTAGTATTTATCTTTTTACCAAAGACCCGCCCGAAAGCAGATTTCCGCCTTTTATATCTAGGGCGTTAGGAGCAGTTCCGTCTTTGCGTTTTTTAGGCTGTTTTCCTTTGACGTTAGGGTAAACTACGCCTACTGTAACATTAGCTGCTGATGTAGATCCTGCTGTTGCTGATTCTTGTACGATATCTTTGATTTTCATTTTATTTCTCTAACATTACTGACCAGTGCTGTTTTTCCGTATTGTGCTTTGATCAACCTTCTTGCCATCTCTTGATTTTTAGCAGTTACCGTAGTATCAATAACCTGACTGTAATTAGTCTGCTTTACCCGTACTTTGGCAGCAAAAAATTTGAACTGATTAGTAAACTCTTCAATTCTCATAGTATTATTTACCGCGTCCGCTTTTCATGTTAGCACACCAGTGATACATCTTGGCTTTTTCTCCGCTAGCATTTTTAGCACGTTGTCGGAGATCAGTTACTGAGCCGTCACAGCTGGCACCACTGCGTTTGACACGCCCAGGTCGGCTTTTTCCCTTGACTTTCCCGTCAGCAAAATTTTCTACATTATATGTAGGATCTGTTTTTTGACGTTTCATATTCTTTGGTTGTTTAGGATCAACCGGATCAATATCAGTAGTAGTCAACCCGGTTTTCATTAGGTTTTTAATATACTCGTGTTCTTCTTCTTCACTGCCGAATGACATAATAGCACTTGGTGGTCCTTTGCCGAAGTCGTGCTTACCGAGACCTTTTAAATTGCTAATATGCTGACCTAACTTGTACCAATCATAGACATCGCTGACATCTACACGAACAGTACCTCTAGGCATTGTCGGCTTAGTTTCTGGACCTGGTGGAGGATCGTTGATATCGTAATCCTCTCCGACGTCTCCTCCGTCACCGCTGTAGCCTACTGCTGTGCCATAGTACCCATATGGACCGGGCCCATATGCGGCCCATCTACTGCGTCTTTTTTTCTTTTTAGCTTCTTCTATGCTTTCTGTAGGTTCATTTGCTAGGATATCTTTAGCATCTCTGAGACCGTCGAGAACTTTCTTAAGACTATCTTCGTCTGCTTGATATTTGATAGCTATTCCGCCAGCAGCTTGCCACTTTCTGATATTAACACCGTAGTCGTCGATTAGGATGTTAGGCACGCCGTTGGTGTTGGCATATATCTGTTTCTCGTGTTCAAATATCCATGCATCAGCAGGTACATTGATATGCTTTGCCAACCATTCTTTTTTGCCTTTGATACTACCAGCTTTATCAAAGTTTAAAGGACTGCTAAGGATCTTATATCCGCCTGCGAAATTTTTAACAATTGATAATAATTTATTAGCTGTTGGAAATGCTGGAAGATTCTTAAACAGTTCGTAGGCATTAGAATCCTTAAAGAATTTTTCCCATTGATCCGGAGTCATTTTATTATAATGTTCTACGTTATTAATTTCACCGGCGTAGTTAAACAAGTCTGCGAGAACACCGTCCATATCAACATAGACAGTAACTCCTTGCGGTAATTGATTTAATTCTTTCGCTCTCATTAATGTTGTCCGTAGGGATTAATAGGACGATCTGTTCCGTCGTCTTCGGGGTATACTGGATATTGATTCTCGTTCATATTGAAAAACTACTTCCACACCCACAGGTTGTTTGGGCGTTGGGATTTTTAATAGTAAATTGACTACCGTTGAGATCTTCTTTATAATCAATCTCGGCACCTGCGAGATACTGCATGCTCATAGCATCGATGACAACTCTCCAACGATCGTCGAGTGCGATTTCAAAATCATCATCATTCTGTTCTTCATCGAAGGTAAACCCATATTGAAAACCAGAGCAGCCGCCGCCCTGGACGAATGTACGCAACATCAAACCGGGATTATTTTCTTCGTTTAGAAGATCGATTACTTTAGCTTTTGCTGATTCTGTTATCTCAACCATTCGTCTTTTCCTACAGGTTTTTCTCCTGTCATATACGGTAAACTAAACCACAATTTAAACCATTCAGGTGTTCCTGGTCTAATATTGTGTTTCTTCATTAGTTCGCCTTTTTCATTTCCGGTCAAACTGATATTGCTGCCTTGCTCAATGGTATACGGAGTGAATCCTTTGAATTCTGTAATACCAGCGAGACGTTTTAAATCTTTGATATCCATTATGCTGTAGGAGGTTCACCGGTAATAGAAACAGTCCACTTTTTACCAGTGGCGTCGGATTTACGTTGAGCCCACGCTCTAAGATCATAATACTGTTTTCTTTCTCTTTCGTCATCGGCATAGGTTCCACGCCCTGCGAACACTTTCCACTTCTTGCCGTTAATATAAACAGCAAAGTTATTTGGAGGTTCTGTATTGCCTTCATCCCAATCTTCTGGATCTCTATATCTTTCCATGTTAATGCTTTCGTCGTAATCATCTGCTTTTAGGTTTACAGCATACTTGATATGTTTAGGATTGTCTTTTAACAAAGACTTTAGTTTTTCTAAGCCGTCGGACGTAAATGTCTGAGCAGCATGATCCCACATGCCTGGAATATCGCTAAGTTGACTAACAACATTTTGAATAGCGCCTTTAGTTCTAGAGTCGATACCAAACACACCTTCTTCTACGTCTTGATCTCTATGCTTTCTATAAGGGTCCATGAAATCTTCTTCCCATGTTCCTTCTTTAACTGCCCAAGCAAAATCTATAATGCGTCCCATACCGCCACCTATCTCGCTAAACAGATCGCTGAGCTTTAGAACTTCATCAAATGTAGCACCAGTTCCGTCCTGTATTAAACTAATGATCCAATCAGGATCTCCACTATTGTTTTCTTCTTCGTATCTGTCCCAAAGTTTAGGATTCTGTACAATGCGTTCACCTAATCTACCTAACTTTTTAACTAGAGAAAATTCACGATCCATTGGCTCAGCATCTTCAAACTGTTTTAGTTTGTGTTTGACATTGCCTTGTTTCTCAGCTTTCTTTTTATCTTTGTGAGCTCCGGCACCTGCGGTCTTTTGATTCTTGGCTACAAAGTTTCTAGGTTTGCTTGCTGGTATAATTTCTTTGGCTTTCATGATTATCCTTTATGCTTGAAGTACTGAACCTGGCGTTCACGTTTTTCGGCTCCGGCTCTGGTAGGATAAGTACCTAAATTTTTACCTCCGGATTTAGAATATAATCTATAACCGCCTTGTACTTTGCCAATATGTTCATCAGCATATTCTTCTGATTTAATATTTTCCTCTATCCATGGCTCTAAATATTTTCTAAGCATAGAAAATATTTCTTCGGCATTACCTTGTAAATTCGTCGGGACACCTAATTTAAAGGAATCAAAGTCATCGTCGATAGCAGCTTGCCTCATCTTACTAGCACTCATTCCTTCGGCACCTTCGGCGTCGGGATCCCTATCTCCACTAGAAACTATTTCAATACTATCGAAGTTATAATCAATTCCGTTTTGGTTCTTTAATAATGTTTCAAATTCTGGAACACGATCTTGTCCGCAGACATAGATCACATTTTTATATCCTTGACTTTCCAATAACTGCATCATTTTGATCACAGTATTTGCTGATGTGTCGCCAATAGGAATATTTGAAAATGCTTTTTTAACTAGTCCTAATTTAATGCTAAACGGAATAGGATTGTCTCGTCTAGTTTTATTTTTACCAGTGAGTTTTTCTGTCTGTGACACAAACAAGAAATGAGCATCGGCCTTTTGTTTTAATATTACTCCGACTAATTTTTCGTGACCAATAGTCGGCGGATTCATCCTGCCGAAATTCACAGCCACTGTTTTGCCGGGTTGTTCAAATAATTCGTTAAGTCTCATAGTCGCCGCGTTCTATATATTTGCCCTGCTCTTCGGCAAATCGTTTACAGACTTCCTCAATGACTTCATTGGTAAACACGTCGTCTTTGATATCAGTCATTTTATATTCGTCGCAGTACTTGGGTATAGCACTCTTTACAGCACCGACGTAAATTTGATATTGACTAGGATCACCTCCTAGCTTTCTGTGTTTCTTAATAGCAGGAAAAAGTGTTTGGCTGACCAGCTCGTTGTCATTGTCGATAAAAAACTTTAAATCAGACACATAGTCAATGTCTGAATTACGCCTCTCGTCTTTGTTCTCTGGTTCATGACCAAATATTTCAAACAATCTCATTACCAGCTCCTACAGGACCAGTATCTCGCTTTCCAACGTGGACCTGGGTTTTTACAATTATGTCTAGCACGGAATGATTTTCTACGTGCCGGATTTGATTTCTTAATACGCATTTTCTTATCGCCGAAGTTTACTTTGACAATATTACCGTTAGGCTTGCGTACATATACTTTTGATTTTTTAACATCGCCCGCCATCTTTTTACCTAGCGGAACTTCACGACCTTGATACTTAGCTTCGTCGATATCTTCACCGACCTTAACACAGTTGTCTACGGTTTTGCCGCCCTTCTGTTTGGTACCCATACGTTTGTAGCCCTTCCAGCAGGCCTTTCCATCTACACCTTTGATTTTTTCTTCTGTGACTACTTCGCCCTCTAAGAAGCTTATATTATTTTCTTGTAGATGAGCTATAGCTGTTTCGTCTAGGTCAATAACAATGCCATCTGCTAAGAAACCGACGATTTCTGTTTCAATCTCAAAATCTTCGTTAAAACTAATACCAAAAGCATCACCTACTTCTAGTACTCCAGCAGATTCGGCTTCTTTTTCTAGATCGGCTCTTCTCTGTTCAACAGCCGCAGATAGTTCCGGATCGCCTGCTACAACAGGATCCTGCTCTAGATCATCTAGTGCTTGGGATTTCGCTTGATAATCGCTCTTAGGATCTTTAGGATTAAGGGCAGTTTCGCTGACAATACCGTCTAATTTGCTTAATAGATCACGCATAGTATCTCTCTTTAGAATGATACTGTATTTATCGTGATCTATTGTGAACGGTAAATGAATTAATCTTGTAAAACTAGGTTGTAGATCGTGCCGATTACATTAGAATTCTTAAGTTTCAGCATTAGTAGGGTCTTTTCGTCGTCTACGAGTATGTATCTGCGGTCCCAGTTCCAGTTCGTGTTATAAAACCAAGTTTCTACAGCATCTGATATCGATACTCCATTAACAGATTTTAACCACTGAAGATACGATCCTTTTTCTTTTGGGTCTGTCATCTTGTGCGGTTTTAAATACACACGCATTTTAAATTTCTCTTGCGGGTATTTTTTTACTAAAATAGTTTTTTTATCGGACAGTTGCTGACCTGTAGGATCTTGTGGTTTTTGTGCGAATCGTATTTTTTCCGGAAGCACAGTGATCAACATGCTAAAGATTGCTTCGTCGTTGGTATAGACATCAATGATGTCAGTTTCGACCCTAAGATCAAAGGACTCTCTAGGAATCCTGTTTAATTCGAAAGATATACGGATCAGATCTTCTCGATTGTTTAAGATTTTCCTATGATAGATATTGGTTATTTTCAAGTTATCAAAAGATGATTCGAAATCTTCAAGCGACTTCTGCCGAATAAACGAACAACCTTCTATTTTATAGCTAACCTTGTATAGCCATTTTCCATAAAACAATTTTTTAGTTGGTTTGTATTGGATCATCTTTAATTAAAGGAGCACCATCGAGGATTCTCCTATGATGTTTAAAGGCTCGCTTTTCAAATTTATCTAGTTCATCTTCCTGTAATTTTACAACAAAATCTAGCTTATTGTCAACTACATTTACAAATACTTTTCCACCATTCTTAAGATCGCCGAACAATATTTTTCTACTAACTGGGGATTTGATTTCGTTATCGATCAATCTATTCAACGGTCTAGCACCTAATTTAGAATTATAACCATTTTTAGCTAACCAATCTCTAGAATCGTCTGTTAAGATAATTTCAACACCTTTGTCTTTGATCTGTGTGTTAAGATCTCGCATAAATTTATCAACAATAACTTTAACAGTATCCATAGACAAACCACCAAATTTAACTATAGCGTCTAGACGATTACGGAATTCTGGAGCAAAGAATTTCTTAACTGCTTTGTCATCCTCGCCATCTTTGGCTAGATCTCCGAACCCTATAGTGTTGCGTTCATTATCGGCGGCACCTAGGTTTGATGTCATGATAAGAATGGTGTTGCGACCATCAGCTTGTTTACCATTCGAACCTGTAACAAATCCGTTATCCATGAACTGTAGCAAGATGTTAGAAACATCCGGGTGTGCTTTTTCGATTTCATCTAATAGTAGTACACAGTTAGGAGTTTCCTGTAACTTGGTGATCAATTGACCGGCGTTATCTTCGAACCCGACATAGCCTGGAGGTGCTCCAATTAATCGTGCTACGCTGTGTTTCTCTTGATATTCACTCATATCAAATCTAACCAACGGCATACCCATCTTATCTGATAGTTGTTTGGCAGTTTCAGTTTTACCGCAGCCGGTAGGACCAACAAAAAGGAAACAACCGATTGGTTTATTAGGAATCTTCATTCCGGCTTGTGCTACAAAGATCTTATCGAGCAGATTTGAAATAGCAGATTCTTGTCCAAATACAGAATTCTTAAGATTGCTTTCTAAATCAGAAAGATTTTTAGATTCTTTTTCACTGACGGTTTCAAATGGCATGTTGGTCATCTTGCTGACTTCGAACATAATCTCTTCAATATCAACAACACTAACTGCTGTCTCAGTATCTTGATCTTTGATCTTAAATCTAGCCGCAGAACAATCGATGATATCAATCGCCTTATCGGGTAATTTCTTATCGGGCATATATTTGATGCTCATTTTAACTGCCTGCTCAATAGCCGCATCGGTGATCTTAACATTATGGTATTGTTCGTAATACTTTCTGATGCCTTTAACAATCTTAATCGTAAGTTCTGGAGTAGGTTCATCAACAGTAACACGTTGGAATCGACGCATTAAGGCACGATCCTTTTCGAAGTGCTTGCGATATTCTTCCCATGTAGTAGAAGCGATAACTTTCATCGTGCCTTTGGTCAGCATAGGTTTAAGGATGTTGGCAAGATCATTAGCTGAGCCGTTAGCAGCACCTGCTCCGTTCATCATATGTGCTTCGTCGATAAACAGGATAATGTTGCCTTTCTTTTCAAGAGCTGTTAGAACTGCCTTAATCCTTTCTTCGAAGTCTCCTCGGTATTTGCTGCCGGCCAATAATGCCGAAATGTCTAGTGTATAAACATTATGGTCTTGTATAAACTTAGGAACTTTCTTTTCAAAGATCTTGCGAGCAAGACCTTCTGCGATGGCAGTCTTACCTACTCCTGGTTCTCCAACTAAGAGCACATTACTCTTAGATCTACGTGCTAGGATTAATTGTATTTTTTCTAGTTCTTCGTCGCGACCGATCACAGGATCGATTTTTCTTTGTTTGGCCAATAGGCTAAGATTAGAGCAGAATTGATTAAGTATTTTATCCAATTGATTATGATTAAGTCTTGGCTGATGTTCTTCGAGGTCTAGCTCATTTTCGAACTTGTTTTGGAAGTATTCGATTAATTTTTCTTTGGTGATACCTGATTTAGTCATGTAATAAAAACTAAAACTTTTTCTTTCACCGATAATAGCGATTAGCACATCTTCAACCTCGATGACCTGCCTACCGCTGAATAATGCCTGAGTAAACGCTCTGTTTAACACACGTTCAACAGATGTGGTTCTTTTTGGCTTGTGATTAGATGTACCTGTTCTGATATCATCTAATTTTGTTTTGAGAAAATGCTCTAGATTGACTTTTAAAAACTCGCTAGCGAATCCTGCCTGCCCTAGACTAGCGTATGTTTCTGCATCTGAAATAATAGAAAATGTCAAATGTTCGATAGTGATATATTCGTGTTCCAGTCTTTGTGCGATATCGATCGCCTTTTCAAAGACTGCTTGTAATTTTTTACTTGGTTCTAGCATTGATTATTTTCTCTTATTAATTTTTTTCATAGCTAATTGTAGCTTCATCTGGCTGACTCTGTCAACGAAACATATACCCTTTAGGTGATCGAATTCATGTTGAAAACATCTAGAAATTAATCCGTCTATCTCAACAGTAACGACTTCGCCCTTGCTGTTCTGATACTCGGCTATGATAGCCTTGGGTCGTTTAATCGTTAGCCAGAGATCTGGATAACTTAGACAACCTTCTTTAAACAATTCTGTTTCTTTGCTGACTTCTAAAATTTTAGGATTGAATACAGCCATCGGCTCGTATCCTTGTATGTTCTTACTGCCCAACACGAAGACATTTTTCGCTAGACCTATTTGATTCGCTGCTAGACCGATTCCGTTATTGGCCAACATAAAGTCAATCATTTCTTTTTCTAGTTCTTCGGCATTTTGATCAACTGAGAAATCCCAGTCTGTGCTTACTTGTGTTAATGTTTCATGTGGTCCTAATTTAAATTCCATTGCTGAGATCCTCTATCTTTTTTCTAGCCTCTTCAGACAGATTTTTTGGTATGTTGATTTTTACTTTGATCAATATCGCACCCCTAACCCCGGATCTTGGATGTGGTAATCCTTCGCCTTTACAACTAAACACTGTTCCGGGTTGTGTTCCGGCTGGGATTGTTATGCTGAGAGTTTTCTTTTCGATCGTTTCGAAAGTTACTTCACTGCCTAACAGAGCTTCCCAAACTGAAATTTCTTTTTCTAAAACTAGATTAGTATTCTCTCTACGCCATACAGCATGAGGTAATACTCTAACAGTTACTATTAGATCACCGGGCGGAAGTTTAGCGATACTATGATCTCCCATTCCTGGATATCTAATTTGAATATTATCTTCTACTCCTGCTGGAATATTGATCGATACCAATTTCTTTTGGCCATTTCTAAAACTGATTTCGGCATCTATAGTTTTACCAGTGAGGACATCCTCTAGGCTAACTGCGACCGTAGCCCCGATGTTAATGTTTCTCTGTTGTTGTTGAAACCCGAAACCGAATGGGCTTCCTCCAAAGAAAGTTGTGAAGATATCGTCTCCCATGTTGCTGGTAGTAAAATGGTGCTGATGGGGGTTATCGTACTGATAACGCTTCTCGTCGTCGCCAAGCGTGGCATAGGCTTCCTGGATCTCTTGGAATTTTTTTGAATCTCCTCCTCTATCCGGATGATGCTTCATAGCCAACTTTCTGTAGGCTTTTTTGATATCATCTTGGGTAGCAGAACGATCTATGCCTAATGTCTTATAATGATCTATCATAGAGTAAAAAAGGGTATAGTAGTAATTATACTATACCCTTAAAGAAAAGTCAAAAATAGAATTACTTTTTTCCGTCAGGAACTTTTGTACCTTCATGCTTTTGATGTTTCTTAACAGTTTTACATTCCTGTTTTGGTTTTTTAGTCTTTGGATCGATTACAGGTTTTCCGTCCTTTCCCTGTATGTCGATGCATACTTTAGCAGTTTCTGCTTCTTTCTTTTCTTCAGCGGCATAGGAAGGATACGCTACCGCTAGTGCCAAACCTGCAATAAAAATTAAATGTTTCATAAACACTCCTTAAATTATTTTCTGCTCATCCAAGCAGTTACTCCCATATAAGCACCTACAATACTAGCCATGGCAATATAAAATAGCCCTAGCAGATCTCCTAATGCTTGAACCCTTGAGTCGGATACGCCCGGGGACATAACTACAATCGTTACTGCGATGATAGAAATAATCGCTGTCCAGGCCATTTTTCTATGAGCATCGGCTTTTTCTTCTCGTAGTTCTAATTCTAGAGAAGCTCCGCTGTTCTCAATGTCCTTCTTGCTGATTTTTCCATCCTTGTCTAGATCTGTTATACCCGTCATTTGCCGCTCCATTTTTGATTATTTTACTTCATCAAAAATCTTTTTTTGAGAATCATACCATAGTATCCAATTATCAACTTTTACACGACACTCATGATACTGTGTATAATTTTCAGTCACTACAGTTATTACCTTGCTTAGTTGTTCAGTTCCTTTATCTACTTTCTTTAAATCCGGGCAAGCGGTCATTAGCTCAGACGGAACTTCAGGAAAGTTACGTTTTACAGGAACAGTAGTAGTAAAGCAACCTGTTAACAATAATGCGGGAATGAATGCTAATAAGAGTTTCATTTCTTATCTCCTTCGGCAACGCCCGCGGCACTTTGATTTAAAATTTCTAACGCCTCATCAGGAACTTTACATTGTGCGTCAATGATTTTTTCTTTTTCAACGATCACTTCTTTAATCCTGTCTTGATAAACTTTAATTTCTTTTATCTTGTTTACGATTTTTTCTTTGATGATTACGTTAGTTTTTTTAGATTCTGCTTCGGCCTTAGCGACTTTTTCTTCTAACTCTCTAACACGTTCTCTCCAGACCATTTCGGTACCATAGCTTCCGAAAACATACGATCCAACAACTAATACTATTACTCCGAGAATTTCTGCTGGAAACTTATATTGGCTTAACAAAGGTAACCATTTGATTACCTTGCTAAGGATGTATAGCCCAATGCCTATTGCCATTAATCCATACGATATCCATAAGAATATGCTGTCTGGAATAAAGCTCAGCATCCATCCAGTCAGCCACATCTTAGTGAACTCCTAAGACATGAAGAGCATGATTATAATGTTTCTGACGATCTTCAAGTCCAATAGTGCCACCGTTAATGCGTTTTGTTAATGTTAAGATATCTCTCTTATCCGCCCATTGGTTTAGATTGTTTTGTTCCCAGAAGAAACAAGCTGATTGTACAGCACCTTCAAATGTTCCGAGGTATTCGGGAACGTCTTCTACTTTCATATCTAAGCTGGCAGCAAAGAAGGTGTAATTGTTTTTGCCGGTTAACTGAATGAGTCCACGTCCGCAGAATCTCCAACCGTCACCGCTTGCTTCGTCGCCGTTGCCCATGCGATTAGCATAGACTCTGTTAGCAATTTTTTCTTGCTTGTTTGCGTATTCGGCAGCGATAGCATCGTCTGGAAAATATTTAGGAAAGACTTTTCTTAGGCTTGGTGCTTTGTAATTTAGATTTTCTTTTAAGAATTTAAAACCACCGCTTTCGTGAGCACATTGAGCAATGAATGCCGCTACACGTTCGGGGGTGTTGATTTCGTATTCAGGAAGAATTTCACTTAGAGCACTATGCCAATTATCTAGATAAGGATTGTTTCCAATCATTTCTTTTAGTTGTGCTTTGGTAAATTCGAATGTAAAACTCATTGTTGCTCCTCCATTTTAATGATCATGGACTTTTTTCCGTCCTCAAGGACGAATTGATCGCCATATTTTGTAATGTTAAAGTCTCCCAAGACTTTAGTTAGCCACATTACTTCAGCCATGCTTTTTGTATCAATCTTAACAGTTTCTGTGATTTTTACCTGTAGATCATCTGCTGAACCGAAATCGATTAAGTTAAATGAAAACTTAGAACCAAATGGTTTAGTGATAGTAATTTTATTACCTTCAACGACCAGTTCATTTTTAAAAGTCTTAGAGAAGAATTTTTTAATACTTTCTACTCTAATATTTTCTGTCATCATGTCGTAGGCGTCCGGTGTTCCGGGTATCGCTGCTCTTAATGTATTTTCATCCAAGGGCTGAAAACGATTATTTCTATGATATCTAAATTTCCATTCGTTGATAGCAGTTAGACGCTTTACACCGTCGATTAATTCATTAATCTGATTATAAAGTGCTGGAGTCCTCTTAAGTTCAACAAATATGTGATAGTAACCGTTACGATCCTCACCGGAACTGACATCGGCATCTAATACAAAGTTATAACCTTTTTCGATGAATTCCATCATGTCTCTAGCAGGTCCTCTTTCTCTAGCTTTAAAAGATACGACACAGACATCTCTGTCCTCGCCCATCTTACTTTTAAAAGAGTCAATTTCGATGTTATCGAAAATCATATCTGCTAAGTCATCGGGTCTAAGCCCTTCTTTTAAATGTGTCATTATTGTGTTTCCCCTTCTGCTGGTTCAACCTGACTTTGTTGTGATGGAGGAACAGCAGTGGTAACTCCTGCTAGCGGACTTTCGACTTTATTCTTAGTGAGGTTCCTGTATCCCTTATTAATATCAAACATTAATTTTTTAGGCATACGGATTTCTATGATCCAAACAGGTTTATGATCTATTTTGCCTTGCTTAGTGCCCGGGCGGATATCGTCGGGTGTCTTAATTTTTCTAACTTCAGCAACTTCATCTAACTCAAAGAATACTCTGCATCCGTAATCTAGCAGGCGCATGCCTCCTTTAGGATTAGGCATTTTCTTTTCCGGCCACATAAATTTACAGGTAATAAAGTATCTAGATTCTTCGGGTCCCTCGATGAGCTCACCGTCAATCCAGTTCTCATAAACATAGAGATCTAGTTCGTCTAAAACACGCTCAAAATCCTTTAGGATATTAAGGCTGTTATTTGACCCATAGATATTCTCGATATTTTGTAGTATTTCGCGGGTGTCACGCATAGCTTTTTGTCTCCAATAGTATTTATCGCAGAAAAATTATCTTAAGTTATTATTTTTTGAAATTATTCTTAAATACTTTTGTGTTCGGTCACGGACACAACGGTTGAAAGGTCCGTGCCGAACATTTTATTAGGAGGCTATCCTTTGAGAAAACAAAGAAAATCAGTCAAAAATCTAGCTGTACAAGAGCATGATAACGTAGTTCAAATAAATAAATTCCTTCCGAAAAAGAAAAACAGGGTACTGATATATCCTAAAAACCTCAATCAAGAGAATTATCTCTTAAAACTCCAAGAAGAACAGAAAAACATAGTATTTGCCATAGGACCTGCGGGCACGGGCAAAACCATGCTTGCCTGCCAATGGGCAGTTAAACTGTTTCAAGAAGGGGAGATTGACAAGATTGTGGTTACTCGACCTGCTGTAAGCGTGGACGAGCAGCATGGATTCCTACCAGGAACTCTACAGCAAAAGATGGAACCTTGGACACGCCCGATTTTTGATGTATTCGAAGAATACTATTATGCTAAAGAAATAGAAAATTTTATCAAAGAGGGGGTGATTGAGATCAGTCCTTTAGCATATATGAGAGGACGAACATTTAAAAAGAGCTTTATTATCGCTGACGAGATGCAGAATGCAACTCCAAGCCAGATGAAGATGTTATTAACTAGATTAGGCGACGGTTCACGGATGGTCGTTACAGGAGATTTACAGCAGGCAGACAGGCCAGCATCAAACGGGCTGCTTGAATTTCTAAAGCTATATGATAATTTTAAGAATCATAGACACGTTGACATTTGTCAATTTAGTGTCGAAGATGTTGAAAGACATCAGGCTGTAAAAGAAATTTTAGCTATCTATGGTGATTATGACGGGAGGTAATCAAGCAACATAGGACCTATAACTTTTTTGTAGAACTCCAACATATCATTAAAAGATGCGTTGGAGTTCATTTCGTTTTTAAGTATTTCTTTTTTCTTAAGGTCAAGGATGACCTTAGCATGATGCCTATGCTTTAATTTTAACACATTTTTAAATTCTGTGAGTTCATTGTATTTTCCATCACCCCGCTGGTGATAGGAAACTAGCATATATCTGTATTTCAATTTTCTACCTTTTCGACTGAGATCCCCGACTTTTCAAGAAACTCGACACCGCTAACATCACGATAAGCGTCCCGATATAGAACACTGCTAATACCACTTTGGTATATAAGTTTGGCACACTCCATACATGGAGCGTGGGTAACAAACATAGTAGCACCCAGACCACTGTTCTGAGATCGAGCCAGTTTGGCAATCGCATTAGATTCCGCATGTAATACCTCTGGTTTAGTTTTTAAACGATATCGATATTCTTCTTCAGCATCTTCGTTGTATTCAACATAGGGCCAACGTTCATAGATCTCGTCGGGGTTTAACCAACCCCCAGCACTTCGATCCATCCATTCCTTATCTTCGCAGTTGTTATCCCAACCAGCTGGCATGCCATTGTAGCCGTAGCTAATCACGATATCGTCTTTTACAATCACAGCACCGACATGAAGTCTTTTGGCATGACTAAGTTCAGAAACTCTCTTAGCCCAATCCATGTAAAGGTCTATGAATTTTTGTTTCATGCTGTTAATTTTGCTAGTTTAACTAGAGTGGCACTGAGATTAATCTCCGGATCGGAGATTAATGTATGATCTACTAATCCTTGTTTGATAATAAGGATAGCAGAATCTTGTTTTTGTTCGTCACCGAAGATAGTGAGATTATCATAAAGCCAACGATAGACTTCTTCCATTTCTTCAGCACGTAACTTGCCGCAGAGCATTTTACGTGCTTCTGCGATTTTTCCTGCCTTGAATAACTCGACCATATCGAACTTCCAGTCAGATTCGCCTTGATCTCCTTTGTTAGGAGCCAAGAGTTTTCCTTCTTGGACGTTTTGTTGAATAAGATTGATACATTTTCTAAGATCGGGATAAGTTACTTTGACATAATTGTCTAACGTTTCAAGATCGAACTCCACAGTCTCTTCAACAAGAATAGTAGCAACACGAGCGGTAAACTCAGTAAGATCCGTTCGCTCAACGTGAAATCCTTGACATCGTGAATGTAAAGCAGGGATAATGCGATTAGGGTAGTTACAGGTGAGGATGAAACGAGCAGTTGAGTGATACTCCTCCATGACCCCACGTAACGCTGCCTGAGCATTCGGACTAAGATAATCAGCTTCATCTAATAACACCACCTTAAAAGGTCCAAACGGAATCATTTGAACAAAGTTAGTAATTTTGTCTCGGACATCTTCAACGCTGTTAGTACGTGATGCGTTGATTTCTAAAATGTCATATTCTTCGATACCTATCTCATTGATAAGAATTTTAGCTAGGGTAGTCTTACCAATTCCGGCACTACCGCTGAGTAGCAGATGCGGCAAGCTCTTATCTTTGATCCATGTCTCTACTTGTTTGCGTTGATGGCCGTCTCTAAACACATACCCATCAATGCTTTTAGGTCGATACTTTTCTACCCATAGTTCTTTCATTGTTTTAATCCCTTGTTAACTTCGGCAGCAATCACTCTCTGCCGCAATTCACTGGTTGAAAAATTATGTTCTCTTTTGTTAAAATACAGCTCAATACCTCGATCGTAACATTCGTTTCGTCCAGTGAAATTCTTATTTTCATATTCTTCACCTAGTATTCTAACATTAATAGGATAAGAAAGCAAGATGTTTACAAGATCTTGTTCTGTTTCGTAGACTAGGATTTCGTCAATATACTTACAGGCTTTGAGCTGCTCATATCGTTCGAATATACTTTGGATTGGTTTATTTTTTTCGGTTGGACGATCGATAGTTGGATCAGTTTGAAGACCTACGATTAGATAATCGCATTGGGTCTTTGCTTCTTTGAGCATCATTATATGACCTGCGTGAAACAGATCAAATGTTGAACATGTAAAACCTTTTTTCATTCTGATACCATATTAATTAAATTTCTAGCACGATAAAATCTATCGCCAGAAGTTCTTTCTCCTAGTATTATTATAGCATACTTTTTATTATTTTTCTCAACTATTAATGCCAAACAGCGTCCCGCAGGATTTGTATATCCAGTTTTGCTCAAAGTGATATTATCGAATAAATTTAACAACGCATTATTGGTGTTACCGACTGACATATAGGTAATTTTTCTTTTCTTTTTGATTTCTACTTTGAAAAATTTAGATGACGATGTATTACTAATTTCTGGATGCTCGTAGGCCTTTATTACCAAAATAGCGAGATCCCTAGCTGTACTTAAGTTATGACTTCCCAACCCACTAGGATCCTCAAACTGTGTGTTTTTCATGCCTAGCTGTTTAGCTTTGATATTCATGAAAGCAACAAACAGCTCTTTACCACCGGGGAAGGATGCCGCTAATGCTTCTGCTGCCTGATTATCGCTTTTGATTAATAGCGATTCGAGGAGGTCGGATCTTTTTACTCTCTTGCTTCGCCATATACCGCCCTTGTAGTCAACTTCCTCATTCATCGTTATATTTGATTCTACGATAATTAGAGCAGTCATCAATTTAGTAATGGACGCAATAGGTCTAACTTTATCATCGGCGACAGATGATATAGTTTCTTTTTCAGAGATATCAAGTACTAAATGAGAAGGCCCATTCGCATGGGCCGTTGAAATCATTAATACTGATATCGCTATCAGTATTAATTTTTTCATTTTACATAGGGATTAAGATCCGGTGGTGTCCATCCTAGAGGTTTCAATACCTTGCCATCTTCACGCTTACGCACCTTGCCGGTTTCTTTGTCAATTTTAGCAAGGTTGGTACCGATAACTTCTTTCCAGCCGCCTTCACCGTCGTAACCTCCACTGTGTATAGCACCCACAGTGACGACAATGAAATCTAAAAGGGCGTCTAGTGTTTCTAGTCTATCATTATTATCAATGGCTACTTTAAGTTCTTTCCACTCTTCTTCCATTAATTTGATATAAAGTTTAAATTGATCTTGATTAAAATCACCTACTGTTTGATCGCAAGCTCGCATGAACTTTTCTTGATCCCGGAATGGATTGGTCATTATGACTCCTTGAGAATTTTTATCAATGATTTTTGTTCTTGCTCTTTTAACCAACGTTGTTCTAATTCACCAAAATCAGGAGCATCGGCTAGAGCACTGTCGACTATTTTTTTAATAAGGTATAAATCTTTTTTACATTCAAACGATGTGAATCCATCGTTATAGGGACTGGCACATTCTCTTGCTAGAGAATGCAGCTGATTGGCTATATCAGCTGCGTCCCAATTTTTCTTGAAGCCCATTAAGAGTTTACCAGAGGAATGAAAAGATCATCAGAAGTTGGTGGCTCATCAGAAACAGCCAGCATAGAACTCGTTTCGACTTTACGAATAGTCTTTACGCCATCGCCGTCGTCAATTTCCATGCCCCTGGTCCATCTACCGTGTTCTACTAAGACCCATTGTCCTACTTTAACATCGTCTTGTTCAGGACCCACGGCATATACTTTCCCCCAACGAGATTTGATACCATGAACTTTTCCGTCGTCGGACTTTAAAATAATACCAGAGCTGGTTTTTTGTTCACCAAAATCCATATCGGCGACTATGACATGATCGCGGATTGCTTTGATTTTTATTTTTTTAGGTTCGAAAGCTGACATTTTATTCCTTAGCTTTTTTTTCTGCTCTTACATTCTTAGGATTTTTTTCATAATAGTCTGACACGATGTCTTCTCGTGATCGGACGATTTTGCCTCCTGGACCTAATTCGTCACCTCGAGCGTTAACTCTAACGTTTCCTACTGCTGGAGTTAGTTCGTTTAATAGGGCTAGTTTTTCCATATCAATTTCTTTGCCCTGCATAGTTCTATAGGTTTTTCCCATGATTATTTCCTCTTTTTAAGTCTTGTTTTCGCCACTTTTCTACCTTCTAACATTCTTTTGGCGTGTCTTTTTGCTACGTTTTGCGGACTATTTCGTTTTGACATTTTATTCTCCTTTAAAGAAGTCGGTTATAGGTAGTTTATATTTAACGCTATCTATCTTATGTATACCTATTAGATACAAACAGTAGCTAGAAACGGAACTTCCCCTACCTACTCCCCATACTATTTTGTTAGATCTCAGTGTATCTACCAAATATTTCATGACTTTGAGTATGTCTAGCATGTCATGTTTTTTATATAATTCTAATTCTTCAATGAGACGATCGTAGTTCTCTTTCGGGCATTGATCTACCAAGAAGCTCTCTATGTCCAAATCTCGATATTCTGCTGGCATGAACCAATTTCTTTGTTTCGGCTCCTCCGTAAGAACAGAAGGATAAGGAAGTTTTTCTTCCATTATCCTTTCTAAATAATTTTCAATATTTGGATTATTCTTATCTACAAGGCAATGTTCCAAGATTCCTGGACCAAACTTTAGTATTCCCTGTAATAAATTTTCGTCTGTATTAATCGACATTGATAAATTGACCTAAGTCCTCATTAGTTACATTATTGTTAGAAAGTGCTTTAGCCTGTCGCTTACGCAATTCTTCTTTATATATTGTAACAAATGTTGACAGTTGTGTCAATAGATCTTGGCTTCCCAAACGAGATGCTTGATAAAATTTTCTAGTCAACTCATGTAGTTTGGATTCGACCTCAGAATCCGTTAACTGACTCAGATCTCCCTCAAGCGGATGTAGCATTATTCAAATTGCCCTAGATAGTTAAGGAACACGGTTCTTCCTAATGAACCTGGATCTTGACTTTTTGCTCTAGTAATGATCTCGATCAATATTGGATTTGAGGTACTAGATACAGTCAATGATGTTGGAAAGTTGCTGCTTTTCTTGATAGGATAAGCGCCATCGGTAAAAAAATCTACAGTATAAGTACCGCCGTCGGACAGTAATTCGATTATTACTTTGTTCACATTATCATTTGAAAAACCTTCAAATTCAAAAGTGACATCATCGTTTAGTCTATAAACTTGATAGTCGGCATTTCCAAAATTAATATCGATCCGGTTGCTAACCCCAGATCCAGTACCATAGTTGTTTAGACTGCTTTGATTCTGTTTGAATACAGCATTTGAAATAATTTTACTGTTAAAACTGTTGTCAACATCAGTTCTGGCTGTGTAATTTAATAATTCTTCTAATTCTGTTTTGGTCGCACCGAATGCAGTCTTGATGTAGGTAAAATTGTCCCTAAATCCCTGCGTATCGTTGTCTACGCCGGCGACAGGATACTCATTGTCGATTGGCCCTGCGTTTACGTTACTTGTCCTTGGCATGTTTTATCTCCGCTGTACTGGTATTTATTGTCTAAATTTCTCTGCTTGAAATGTTGGAAATGCGAGGTATTTATCCTCTATTTCCCCGTCTAAAGAATCTATGATATATCTATCGATTTCAAAATCTAATACTTTAAAATCAAAATTACTGTTTTTTATGTTTAATATTATGTCGTCTGCTTGTCCCGGTCTAGCAAAGCACAAAGGCATAGCACTGACAAATCCAGGCTCGGCGAACTGATCTTCCTGGATACTCCGCATCCATAACGGCAGGTAAGATCTATCTCTTACGCCAGTTTCCTTGATACGTCTACGCATATTCTTTATAGAATTTGGAAAGATGCGTTGATAGTCTTGATCGCTGGCTAATGGAATATTACTACTGACATTTATTCTGTTACTGTTCACTAAAAACGGACTATTAATAGTATCTGAAAGATTTACCACACTAGAAATGCTTTTACCATCTTTTACCAACGGATCAATGATTTCCACATACACTATTTCATATATGATTTCTTGAGTTGTCTGATCCTTGGCTACCGCTTTCTTTATTCGACCGAAATTTAATCTTTTGAAGTAATGATTCCTACTCATAGATTGTACAAATGTCTCGGCATTATTGCTTTCTATGCCTGCGAACATTAACATCTTAATCTCGTCCTGTATACCGAACGCAGGATCTCCGTATCGATAAATTTTTTCAGGAACGAATATTGAAAAATCTGAAATAAAATTGTTCCAGATTTCTCTTTTAGACTTCTTTTGATATGCTTTAAAATAGAGATTACTATAAACTGTATCAGCTTGAGTAGATACAGTAATCTGGAATGTCTTAGCACTCTCTACATAATTTAAGATATCTCTAGCTTCTATTATGAAAGTATATACTCTATCAAATGATGTTAGATTACTATCGTAGGTAGTTGTAGTATAATCTTTAGCAGAACTTCCGTCCCAGTTATAAAATCTTGTTATTCCGAGAGTAGTCTCGTTGCCTATCTGATTTACTTTTCCGTAGATTTCGCCAGACGGCAACAATCTTAATCCCGGAGGTAACTCTCCAGAACGCAGATTATAGAAAACGTTTCCTCCGTTTATTTTTGATTCTGCTTTTACAAACAGCATACTATTTTTGTTAGGACTTATTGTCCCGATGTCTCGGTCCGAAATCCATACTATACCGCTTTCGATTTCTCCTAGTACTCTAAGGCTAAATGTCCTCGGGGCCGACGCAGATACTCCATTGTCGTAGGTGTTAACAGCACTTACAGTAAATCGATAGTCTTTGGTCACTCTTGGTTGATAAGGAAGATTACCAACTATTTCTCCTGTGATAGTGTCTAGACTCAACCCCGGAGGTAGAATACTATCATTGCCAAAAATAATTTCAGCATCTTGAATGACTCGTTCGCCTAGACTAGGATCGAATGTAATACCGTATCTTGCTGAGTAGCCATCGATTTTTTCTACGTTAGTTATCGTATAGGTTCCTAAGGTACTATCTAAGAAATTATATACATTGGCCACAGCAAATTTTTGATTTTTTCTCGGAAGTCCAACATTACCTTTAATATCTGGAATCATATCGACTTCTATGTAATCTGTCTCGTCTCTGAATATCCTAACAGATTTTCCTTTAAATTCTGGATTTAGAGTTTCGTATCTATATGAAATGTATCCGGGCATCGATGGCGGGTCGAACACATCTAAGTATATGGTCACATAATTATTGGCACGCCGAATGCCGAGATCCTCTTCTGTAATCCAAATTGGTGTTCTTACATAGGTGTTATCAGCACGGAATATGCCTGTGCCGACCTGCATGATAGTATTATCGGATCTTAAGAAATCTTCGCTACTACATATATCTGGAAGCTTCTTCGATCTTCAAACAGACCATCAGTGGCAACTACAGTAAATTGATAGTACCTTGTTAATCTTCTAGGAAATCCAGTTTCGTCGAAATAGTCAAATGACCTTTCGTCAAAAGTAAAACTATCGTAACCGTTAATAGGTCTAGTACCTAGGTCATACGGTTCTGAATCAAAAAGATTTAAATCATAATTTCCGCTATAAATTTTATATTCTAAAGCAAAAATAGGATCAGTGAATCCCGATATTCTTCCTGATTTAGATAGCGTTAACCCAGGAGGTAATTCTCCGCCGTCGTAAGGTATGAAGTATTCTATAGTATCTCCAGCAGGCATATCGGGATCTAAAGCTATCAGCTGAAAATCTACCTTGTCATTATCTAGAACAAAGAATGTTGAATTTGGTCCTACTGGTAATAGGCCTTCCGAGGTGACCCACTTGGGTTCGTCATAGCCGTCTACTGCGATACTAAATGTTCTGTCTTTCTTTTCTGTTCCGTCGGAAGCTCTGATAACAAATCGAGAAGTTGTAGGCTTTGAAACTTCAAAAGGGGTTCCGACGATTTTATTTGATTCTAGTCGTAGTCCTTTTGGTAGACTACCTGCTTGTAAAGAAAAGGTAACTGGGCCTTGGCTAGACGAGGCAAGTAATGTTATTTCTTGCCTGTCTCTTTCATTTATGCTCCCTAGAGGACCGGGTGGAGTTATCCAAGACAGTGCCATCCATGATTCCTTAGAATGTAGCTAAAATAACTGAAGTTCTAACCCAAATGTCGCTAGTGCCATCCCACGGTGCTACACAGAAATAGATATAATTGCTGTTAGCAAAAACCATTCCGGGCGTATCGCCATTTAGGCCTTTTGATGTAGCAGGAGCAGCACTTCTAAAAGTCACACCGGGTGTGCTTGATGATGGATTAAAAAATCTCACAGTCTGACCGAGCACGTTATTTGATGATGTAAAAGTGCCTGTTGCGGTTACAGCATTTCCTACTATACTCTGTACTTCTAATTCTGAGGTGCCGTTTAGATAAAACTTAGCACCGTTTTGAATTCCTGATGTACTACTAATAGTAAAATTATTATTAGATCCGTCGGGTATCGAAGCACTAAGAGTAGTTACGACTTCTACGTTATGGTTGACACCACCCCAACTAGAAATTTTGTTGTTTTCTATTCTTAGATGACGATCGCTGATGTTTAAACCATTTTCTAGATAACCTAAAGTAAATCGATACTCTCTAGTACCAATTCTATAAGCACTATCAGTATTAGGGATAAGTTCTGTGACTGTACCTTCTGTGTTGATAACATTGTTTACACCATCAACTAATCTTGTTGAATTGTCTCCATACACAGAGCCATAGAGATCACCGATGATATCGGCCGGAAAAGTTGGAGGACCATTGCTTGTTCTGGTATCAAATAGAACTGTACCGTCAGGCAGAGATACAGCACCTATTAGTGTTCCTGTTACAACACCGGTAACGTTGCCGCTAACATCACCTAACAAATTACCGATAACGTTACCAGTATGTGTTCCTGTGGTGTTTCCTGTAACGTTAGCGAAAACAGGACCGACGATTCTGCCGGAAGTAGCATCGACAAGCAGCGTCGAATTGTCAGCAAAAACAGAACCCGTTGTATCTCCTGTATGATATCCTACAGTATTGCCGTTAATTGTTGTAGCATCAACAGTATTCGCATGTACTGTATTCCATCTCTTTGATGATGTTCCTAAATCATAACTATTGTCGACATCTGGTACAATATTAGAAACTACTTCGGCTTTAAATTCTACTTCGTCTGCGTCATCATTACCTATAGTTATAGTTCCGTCTGCTGTGATATTACCAGTGGCGTGTATATTACCGTCAACATCAAGGTCGCCAGTGAAATCGATGTTACCTGTGCCAGTTATGTCGTAACCATTTAACACAAGGTCATCGATAATAGTTCCGCCGCTAGCTAACAGTTTTCCTCCCACTAGTGATCCGTCTCCGATATAGATCGCCTTCTGATCTGTATCGTAGACTAACTCTCCGTTAAGCGGTGTGTAAGTTAATCTTTCAGCTGTGGTTCCTCTTTTTAATCTTAGAGCCATTTATAATTCTCCGTTAAAACGTTCCGAGATCTATTTCTAGATCACTCGGGGATGGTATTGTTCCCATATCATAATCTCCGTTAGATATGAGAAATTGTATAGCATTATTGAAAACATTAGTAAATGTTCCAAAATCAATCGAATATACAGCACTGACTGTTTCGCGACCGTCGTAATTCCAAAGATCCCCAGTAAAATTATCAGCAGTAATATCCCCGTTAATGTTTATATTACCAGTGCCGATGATGTCAAATGTGTTTAGGTCTAGATCCTGCGATAAGATATTACCTACGGGATCAGTGTTAATCGTGATAGTTTTTCCAGTTACTGATAACGTAGTGTTTAAGCCACCTATCAGAGTTAGTGTTGTATCGGAAGTATCTGCTCCTATTAGAGCACTGACTTCTGGTACAGCGATTTTTGTAAAAACATTTTGTAAAGGGCTAGATATTGTAATATCGTTAGCGTTTTCTGTTATAGAAACATTACTAGAACCTTTAATAGATCTAAATTCTAAACGATCAGAGTCTGACTCTGGAGTTATTGTTTCGGTACCCCCAGCATTTGATTTTCTTTTATACACAGCCGCACCGTCGCCTAGGCTCCGACCTGATAGCACAAGTTCGCTGTTTAAGGATAATAAGCTATTATTAACCTTTTGAAACGCCGTGCGTAGATCGTCGCCGAGCCCGTCGTTGACTAAATTTCCTATGTTTACTGTTTCTATAGCCATAATTTGATTTCTATCTAATATTTATCCATGCTCTTTACAATCTTCCTACAGCAACTTCTATAATTCCTATATGATCGCTGTTGTAATTTTGTAGAGCTTTTCCTATAATCGTTCCGGGTTGAGCTGTTTCTCCCGCTGATACAGCAACTCCTGGTATAGGACCTGCGATCATTAGATCACCTTTTTCAACTTTGCCGACGACTTTACATGGGACTCTTCCTTGTAAGGCCACGCAGGCTTTGGTACCTTCTAGTCCGTGATTCATCGTGTAAGCAGGATTAGTGGTTACAACACCTGCTACCCTAGTTGTGCCCTGTTTAGATGATGATCGAACTTCAGCATCACCGCCAAACTCTAAGACGGTACCTGGCTCATATTCTCTATCGGAACTGTACCATTCTGCTAAGTCTGCCCATGTTGCCTGGAAAGTAGCACCAGACGCTAATTGCCAAGCACCTTGGATAGTACCAGCACTTCCGCCGGTGCCTGCTTTCAGAATACCGGCAGAAAGGTTAAGTGTACCACCTGCTCCGCTACTATCATAAAATCTATGTTCTTGAGCGTAGTAATCAGTATGTTTGTTGACCACACTGTTACCTTCAACTAAGACAATACCCTGTCCACCGTTACCATTTCTTAGGATAGTTTTATAGGCGTTGTCTGCTCCAGATTCTAATCCACGCTGTAATATAGTAGCAGTAGTACTATTAATAGTCATCCTAATACCTTTAGGATTAGAGATACTAGCAGTATCAGTAATAGTTGTTATATCGCCATTAGATATTAAAGCATTAACAGTGACTTGATTAGCTTGGAAGTTACCAGATGCATCTCTTTGAACAAGCTCGTTGCCGCTGTTCGATGAACCGTAACCTATTGAAGTAAAACTAACATCTGTAGGATCATTGCTGAGGTCAACTCTAGCCAATATACCTTCTAAAGGTACATCGAATTTAGAAAGACCGTAGCCGTCCCTGATCACAGTTCTAGCGTCGATTGGTACAGGTTGACCGATCACGGAACCTGAAGTCGGTAATGATCTACGTCCTAGTAATTTTGTGCCGCCACCCGCATAAGTAGTTTCGTCTGTAGCGTCATATATAGCAGGGTCAATATAAGCAAGTTTGTCAAATGTAACGCCTGTGGTGGTACTGCTTGAAGGTCTTAGTTGTAAGAAGCCTGTACTTGAAATTTGGAATTCCGAAGTCTTAGCACCACTAAGAATACCAGGTTCTCTTACCTTAGCATTACCACTGAGCACACCTGTTAAACCTGTAATAGGAATATCAAAAGTGTTTGTAGTAATGCTTACAGCCTTCCAACGTTTATTAATTCCAGTTAGTGTACCAGTAGTTTCGCCTAAGATTTCAATACTGTCATTTTCGCTAATACCGTGTCCGTTAGCTGTAAATCTTGTAAAGCCGGATGGAACACCGGTTGTGGTATATGCGGTAATTGTGAAACCATCTGCTGCGGTGTCTCGGATATAATTTAACTGTAATTTGTGCTGTAAAATAGCCGCATCGTAGTTAACATCATCATTGACAATGACGTTGTCATTAATAGTAGAAACTATAAATGGATCAGTTGGTGTTGTAGTATTCAATGTGAAAGTCAACGCACCAGTTATTGTAGCATGGCTAAACTGTGAATCGGTTCCTGTGAACGCTAGGATGTCAGCTCTCTGTATAGCATAAGTTGGAGAACCTAATGCTGGTCTCCAATAGTCAGGACCATCCTCAACATTACCTAGTTTCATGTAGAATTTAGGAACAGCTTCTGTGTCACCGACAGCACCTCTTCTCGGAGCAGGCAAGTTACGTAGAGTATTGCCATCCATCTCGATAGTGCCTTTAACTGCCAGCGAACCGTCTAATGCTAGGTACCCTGGTCCTCGTAGACCGTCTGTGACTCTAACACCGAAGTGATTTAAGCCTAGTCGTTTGTCAATATAGCTTCGAATAGCGTATTCAGTAGGTACAGCCTGCGGGTCAGCAGCACCTTCGCCGCCCATAGTGATGTCGTTGGTAAATTCAAAAATCTCGTTACCAGAACGCAGCTTAAGAGAATCGATACCCTTCAAGTCGATCTTAGCATCAAGTGTAAGTTTACCAGTACCTTGGTCAACAGCAAAGAAGTCACCAACTTTAAAGTTACCGTTTTGGTCAGTACTTACATAGAACACACGACCTGTGGTTACTTCAACTACCTGTGCTTCAACATCTGGCTCGTTAGCAGGCTCTCCAAAGATATTGCTTGGATAGTTAGTATCAGCATAAGAACCAGTACCAATATCTAAGAAGTCATGGCCAGTGGCTCGCATCGTTGAAATGTTAACAGTAACAGTACCTGTAGCACCTGCTCGTATACCAGCATCAAACGATACATTAGTACCGTTGGTTTCTAATGGAGAATATGTAAGACCGCCTAGCACAGTCATTGTAGTAGCTACACCTAACGCACTAGAATTAACTCCTAACGTTAAATCTTCGTCGGAGTAAAGCTGTAACTCCATCCTTACCTGTTTAGCAACACCACGAGATATAACTGCTTCGACGATGTCTCCGCTACCCCCGACTTCGTTAACAGTGATTAATACATCGTTAGCTGGTGTTGTGCCACCTAGACTTGTGCCTAGGATTCGTATTGTGTCACCAACATCATAACCTGTACCAGCAACATTGACCTGTATGTCTTCGTAGACAATGTTGTTAGTTCTAGTGATAGTAAATGTCGCACTAGTACCAGTTCCACTTACATTGGTGCCGCTGAGAGGTCCATGGTTAACATTGCTAATTACATTTTTAACATAGTAATTAGAACTGCCAATCTTTACTCTTCTAGTATCAGACAAATTGTGATCTGCTGTTAACGCTAGCTGAGCCGGAGATGTACCAGTGACTGAGAATGTATAAATTCTGTCAGTTTCAACTAAAGGATTTGTAACGTTCCTGAATGTGATAATACCGAAAATATTATTCGGATCTAGATTATTGACTTTATAATCAGTAATCTCGTACATAGAATCATGGAAACCGAAGATCATACCACCGGTGCCAGTAGTAGATCCGTCATAGATCATAGCGCCAGTAGTCGGAAATACTACACGTTTAGAATCTCTAAAGTTGAGAGCTTGTACGATGACTTGATCGTCAGCAAGTTGACCGAAACCGCCCGGAATGGTAAATTCGGCAGTGTCTTTTAGGATAGTCAATTTAACATATTGATAACCGTCTCTGGTCGTAATGATTTGGTCATTAGCAACTGCGTCAATATCATCGTATTGGTTAAAACTCAATAGTCGGATAGCTGTACCAGTATTCTCATCGAATATAAGAGCAGTTGACGGACGAACAGCAACGACTTCTTCTTTGTCAGCAAGAACGAATTCTTCGTTACTTCTAACAATTAATGCTTTGCCAGGCGCCACATATATAGCCAACCCAGCGTTAGCAGCCACAGTGCTTAATTGTAGTTTAGCAACTCCAGCTGGTAAACCTGATGTAGTAACTGTTTCAACGACATAGGATCTTTGACCTACGGATGTAAGTGTGTAGACAGTACCGTCACCGTTACCGGAATTAGCTGCTGTAAATTTATCTCCGACAACATACACTACTGCTGAAGTACCAGCAGCCGCATTCCAGTCTGTGGTTCCTAGTGTTGCTATCTCGTATTCTGTACCGATCTGTAATGCTATTGCTGGATTGATAGTATCTGTTCGATCGCCTGTGTGGTCAATATCTACAATACAGCCTGCTCTTGGCAGATACTGATAGTTTGTAACCCAGATAGCATCACCATTTCTTACGTTTTCGATCTCATCGCCGACGTCTTCGTAGGCCTCGACGATCTGTATCATCGGGAATTTCAAGAATACAGAATCTGGAATTTCGTTTGGATCTGCTCCCTCAGCCTTTAAACCAATAACACCGTGTGCTGATGATCCGTTTAACGATCTAATCTGGGCACCGTTGAGGGAATAAAATGCTGTGTAGCAATAGTAGGTAAACACAGATACTTGTTCAGAAAGCCCGTTGTTGGTACAGAAAATACCATAGCCCATGTCGTTGACCTGTGTAAAGTCATTACCTAACATAGACTTATTACCTGCTGTGCTCAATGTCACTTTACCTGTAACATTCTCTAAGAAATCTAGTACAGTGGTCTTGATAGTTTCTTTGGCAGCGATGATTTCAGTTCTAGCTGCTAATAGGTCGGCATTCGCTCCAGTGAGTGTAGGCAATACTTCAGTGACTGGTGTGTCATAATCTTCATCTGCTACGTAGTCTATCAATATATCTGTTAGATTCTGAAGTGTAGTTCCTTCTGTGGCAGTGGCAGCAGGATTGCTGACATCTTGTGTTAAAGTGTTGCTGGAAGATTTGGTCCAGGTTGTTGTATCATTTTGAACAACATAGAACAGCACAACCTTTAGTCTAGTAAATGCTGATGCTGTGATAATTTCTTGGTCAGGAACAAAACTTTCTCCGTCTCTATAATATGTTTCGGCGTTGTTCTTAGTCTGGCTATTTCCACCGTATAATAGATCGTAGATCATACCATCTAATAGATAGCCTACGTCTCTAGCACACTTAGCAGTGTCGTATTCAAATCCTGGATTGTTATCAGTTACCCAAGCTACGATTTCTGTTTTTATAAAATCTCTGTTATCTACTAAAACATCTACTGCCTTAGCTTTATTTGAACCTGCTAGCACACCGGCTGGTAAAGGATAAGTTACAGTAGGAGCAGCACCAACACCGTTTCTAATGATATCTCTTATGATTTCAAATCTATCTGAAAGAGCAGATCTAGCAGCAGAATAAGTGCCCTCTGGAATCAATGCTAGAGATTCGAGTTCTGTTTTGGTGATACCATTTATGGTCTGTTGCTTTTGTTCATCAATAACAACGCTTGAATATGATCGTAGATACGATAAACCTGCTTTGACAGATTGATAGTTAGATCCTAACACCATATCATAATTAACTGCGTCAAGAATCAAACCAACGTCTCTAGCACATTTAGACTGATCGAATAGTCCGTTACCGTAATAAGGGCTGTCTAATACGCATTCATATTGAGGATATATCCCAGGAACGCCAGCAGTTTCGCCGGAGATTAATGTAGTGATGTAGGTCGTTCCTGCTGTGATTGCTGCTTCAACACCGGAATTGGTAATATCGTCTAAGACTATTTCGGGATCAGTTACTTGATAGAATTCTAAAGTATGTGAAGCACCACTACCAACACCTACAATGTTTAATTCGATCGATGTGCTAACACCTTTCTCTTTGGCAATCAGTAAAGGAAGATTTTCTACTAGTTGAATGTTGTCACCGTCAACTACGTATACATAGAAGACTAAATCATTTAAGTTGGTGATTGGATCTCCATTCTCGTCATCTAAATTGTCTACCACGATAGAAGAACCGCCACCGCTGCTGTACTTGACTCTAGAACCACTCTTGAATCCGTGATCTAGAATCGTAATAGTGTTAGCAGTAATATCTATATTAGCACTGGGATTAAATGTTTTGGTAGTTCTAATAAACCCGCTCAGCGATTCGTTCTTAACTATCTTTTTAGCTAGTAAAGCAGCGTATTCAATACCGTCAATAGTTTCAGCTAATTGACTTGTAGGACCAGAATCTGGAATGATTCTCCCGCCTTGTTTGTAATACGAATACCCTGCTCTAACAGTGTTGTTGAAGTCGCCGAAAATATCTATAGACCAAGCATCAACGATGTAACCGACATCTCGATAACAGGTGTCTCGATCGTAATTCAATGAAGGATATAGATCATCTAGGTAAGCGATTGTTTCTGCTTGGATGATTTCTTTGTTGATCTGTAATAGATCTTTGGCTTTGTAAATTGTTTCGCCATATTCAACAATGTTGGCGATAAGATCAAAAGCTGTTTCTACTTCTGTCTGAGCATCACCGCCGCTTGGATATGCTGGTAAGAATACTTGATCTACTGTGCCTACACGTTCATAGTCTAGATCCTGTGTGATTACTGCTACCGCTACTTCTTTAATTTTCTGTATTGCTGCTACAGTTTCTGCTACCTGACCAGAAATTACAGTATTACCACCGATGAAGTAAAGTCTAGCTGCCTGAGTACTGTTTAGGTACCCTCCGTATAAAACGTCCTGTACGACCGCATCGACTAATAAGCCAACATCTCGGAAACATTTGTCTTCATTATAATCTAAAGTAGGAAATTCGCCGTTAACAAAAGATACAACTTCGGTCTGTATAAATCTTCTGTTTCTTTCTAATAGAATCTTTGTATCGAAGAATCCTGTTTCAATTCTGTTTGATAAGGTGACTCTATAAAGATTTTCACCTATGGTAAATGACGTCGGTAGGCTAAGCGGACGCATCAGACCACCGATAATAACCTTTTGGTATTCTTTGAAGGTTGTTGGATCAGAGGGGATATAAGCAGGATCTGATGGATCTACCGGCACCTGTCTCAACAAGACACCTTCTAGGTTACCAGAGAAGCCGTCAATGAATTGTCCTCCTGCGAACTGGTGTTCGTTGATGCTCTTAGAAAAACTAGTACCAGTTTGGAAATATGGTGATTTAGAAAGGATCTGTCCGTTAGGGTCTAAGACCATAACGAAACCGCCGTGTCCCTGGAATGAAATCTCGGAAAGCCTTGTGGCATCATTTACTAAACAAGCATCTATTTCATCGTTGTTTTTCGGTTGGCTCGAATAGTCTAGAGGATCAGTTAGATACTGATAACCATATTCATAATCGGTTACTCTTAGCTCATCGATAACTCTATCTCGTCTAAAGAAAACTCTAACCCATGGTGATTCACTGATACCTGGTTTTGGTCTAACGATACTACGACGTAGGTCGTTTCCTCTAATAGTTACGTTTTCTGCTAGTCTTAATGGATAGTTCTCATAATAGATTCCAGTTTCAACGTTAATTGTGATCTGTATATTTCTTGTTAGGTCGGCGTAACTTAGCCTTTCTCCGATTTGAAAAACACCATTAATAACTTCAATTTCAAAAATCTCGTCGCCGTCCTCATTCAAAGAACCGTCGTGCTGAACGATCCTAGCTAGAGCACCGGACGTTTCGCCTCGAAGAGCTTGACCTTCTCTGATATCGTCTAAGAAATCTGTGTTCAATCTTTCAGTTTTGATCAACATCCTTGGTAGGTATACTGCTACATCAGGAATACCGGTGTACCCGATGCCTCCCTTAGTAACTGTGATTTCTTTGACCTCTCCGCCAATTTCAGTAATAAAGGCTTCCGAACCGCTGCCTCCTCCTCCGTTAAAAATAACAGAAGCAGAAGTATAGCCGCTACCTGTAGCAGTTACGTCGATTTGTGTGACAGTCCAACGAACTCGGACACGAGCAGTACCTGAACCTGAACCTCCGACTAATAAAAGATAATCATTGTCTACGTGCGACTGCGGTAATATACTATAGATACCTTGTTGTCTTACTCCGTCGGCGTCGACATTCATAGCTAATTGTAAAATAGAACCAGCGAAATCGACCGCGACAACTCTAAACTGAGCTTCTTGACCTAGGTATGTTCCACCGTTAGGTGTTAGGATATCGTCCTTCTGATAACCAGTACCTGCGATTAATATCTGTATCAGAGATCCCTCATCGTCAATACCCATCCTTGCCACTGCGGTACAGCCGTCACCTGACAGTTCAGATTCTTCGACGGATACTATTTCGCAGTACTTTGTTCCATTAGCATAGGTTAAGATCTTTTGATATGGGCCTAGCTCTAATGGAGCTTCGTTTACCATTTCTTCTGCGGTTTCGCAGGCCTTTTGTATGGTAGCGTAAGCAGTAGCTTCTGATCTACCTATTTGATTCTGCGGAATATCTGTTCTTTCGTCGATTCCTTTAGGACTAACATAAAGGTTATATTCGCTAGAAAATGTTTTGCTGTCAACATAGGCTTTAGTAGCAGCAACAAGCCCGTTGTATTCTAGATCATCTTCTTCAATAGGATTTCGTGATAACACTAACGGACCACGCATTAGACCCCAATCTGGTCTAGCATTACCACTAACGTCAATAGCATCAGTGCCGTCAAGACTTAATTTGTTATCAACATATTCTTTGGTAGCAGCATCGGTATCTTCTGTAGCTTCGCCGACATTGGTTAATCTCTTAAAGTTAGCATTGAGATTGGTTTGTAGTGTAGGATCAGGGTCATTAATAAGTGCTGATGCTAGAGAACTTAAACGGATCTGCCCCGGAATACTTTGGTTAACAATAATAGTTTCTGAACCGACAAGTTCTTTAAAAACTATCTGTTCTCCTTCAGAATCAACTACTAACACCCTGTTATTATCGGAGCTCCGATAATTTTTAACTGTTCTTTCTTTTTCAACATCCTCTAGGCCGATAAAGGATAGTTTACCACCTTGACCTAGGATAGCATAGAGTTCTGTAAAGTTTTCGTTGACTTTCTGGAACGAATCGCGAATACTGTCGCCTGTACCGTCATTACCTTCGATACCGATATTAATTTCTTTTCTTGACATTAGGGGACTCCGTTGGATACCTTATAATTGATATTTAGCCCAAAATTCTACAAGCCGAATGTAAATAACTGTATGTTCCTAAAGAAAGAAACAAGATCAGCAGAATATGTTCGCATCAGTAAATTAGGTGTTGAGCATACCTATATTAGAGAACGAACAGTCGCACTATTTCGTTGCGATAACTGTGATGAAAAGTTTGAAAGAGATTTAAAACAGATGGATCATCGTAGACTCAGCAACAATTATTTTCATGTCTGTGCTAACTGTGATGCTAAAAGATTTGCTAAACGAAAAGCAGTAGAACGTAAAGCTATTTGGGATATGCCTGCTAGTTCAACGCTACCTGTGGGAAAATACTAGCGACGCATCAGCTCATCTACGAATTCTAATAGCAGTTTATGATGTTTTCCGTGGTGCCAATGTTTGGGCATCCATGAGTGATAGTCATACCAGACTTTAGTGCTTTCGGGGTGGCACCCAATTAAGCCAATTTTCCCCTGTATAACAGCCATAGGATCACCGTTGCTATAGGTAGCCACAATGTCCAAATTATTACCAGTAATAGTACAGCCGTCATAGAAGTACATCCTTTCTACTTGCCCTTGCCAACTGACCAACTGTCCTTTGGCATGAGGACGTCTTGTGTCGGCATTGGGGCGTTTAATGTATTGTTCCACACTAGTGCCCGGAGCGAGAATATCGAAATAATAATGACTAGCCCAGTAAGCACCGAGACAAATACCCAGGTACCTGCCACCGCCCTTGACCCAATTACGAATGGTATCAGCATGCCTATTAAGAATAACATCAAATCTGTCGCTATCACCTAAACCTCCGGGAAAACAGACAACGTCTACGTCGTCGAAATATGTATCCTCTATGTCGTGCTTGGTGAAAATTTTAAATCGATAATTCGGTGATAATGCTTCTATGATACCGTTGATCGAGTCAACGGCACATAACGGATGATGTACAAATATCGCTATTGTCGGCATTCGATTATAGAAAAATGCTCACTTAGGTCGCCATTCCGGGGCACGACTCCCATAACGACCTGCCCAGCAGCCGGGCACACCTATGTAACGATAACGTCCTAAGGTAGGTGTTTTAGACCCTAAACGACTCGCCGCACCCGCAGCGATCTCGCTCATTAGGGTTGATAAAATCAAATCCTTCGTTTAAGCCTTTCTTAATCCAATCCATAGTTAGGCCGTAAAGATATGGTCTATGCTTTGGATCCATGTATATGCGAACACCATTTACATCATGATGCTCGATACAGTGTTCTTTACCCTGTTCTATATCAACATATTCTAGCACATAGCTCAAACCAGAACAACCTGTGGTTTTTACACCTAACTTTATGCCTAGGCCTTTGCCACGTTTTTCGATCGCTTCTTTTACTTTAGAAGCTGCTAGTTCAGTTAGTTGTATCATACTTTTCTTTATAGTCCTTTACAGCCGCTTTGATAGCGTCTTCTGCTAGTATTGAACAATGTATCTTAACTGGTGGCAGGGCTAGTTCTGTGGCAATTTCGGAGTTTTTGATTGTTCCGGCTTCGTCGAGTGTTTTGCCTTTAAGCCACTCTGTGACAAGGCTCGAACTCGCGATAGCCGATCCACAGCCATACGTTTTAAATTTTGCATCTGTAATAATACCTGTATCATCATCTACCTTTATCTGTAATTTCATAACATCGCCGCAGGCAGGAGCACCGACCATTCCTGTGCCTACTCCGGGCTCATCTTTAGAGAAACTGCCAACGTTACGTGGATTTTCATAGTGATCGATTACTTTGTCACTATATGCCATTTTAATCTCCTGCTGTGGTTAAACGATCGTTTACTACATCCCAATTAATAATTCTCCAAATATTTGAGAGATATTTTGCTTTGTCTTGCTGATAATCTAACGCCCAGGCATGTTCCCAAGCATCGATCAACAATGCTATTTTCATAGTTCTTTTATACTCGTGATTATGAATAGTATGTAACGTACCAGTTGAGTCCATATAGATCCAATTAGACCCCTGTGCTGCCATAAATTCTTTTTCAACTGCTTCTTTGAACTTATCAAAAGAATCGTATTTTTTCTCTATGATTTCGTTACTGATCCCCGTGGGTTTATTTGCTGCTCTTGGTGGGGTAAGATTTCCGAAAAATATATTATGAAGCATAGCACCTCCATAATTAAAATCTGGGTCTCCTTCTCCCTTGTTATATCGATCAAAATATTTAGAAGCAAGTCCGTCGTAGTGATATTTTAGAGTAGCTTCACTCATGACAGGGTCTAGTTCTGTTTTCTCAAAACTCAATTTAAGTTGATGGACTTCTCTTCTATCCGAGTTTTCAGTCAAATATTTCAAAAAATGTAGTGTCATATCTGTATTTATTGTAAATAAACCACAGGAGGATTTATCCATGGAAATCGTACTTTTCGCAGTAGTTGTAGTAGCATTAGGTGCTTTCATTTATTACGGTCGTAACTCTAAGAGTTTGGATGTAAACAATGATGGTAAAGTAGATGCTGCTGACGCTAAAGCCGCTGTCCAACACGTAGTAGAAGGTGTTAAATCTGCTGCTGACGTAAACAAAGACGGTAAAGTAGATGCCGCAGATGTTAAAGTCGTAACAGAAAAAGCCAAGGCAGTTGCCAAAAAGACAACCGCCAAAGCTAAAGAAACTGTTAAGAAAGCATCAGGCCGCGGTCGCAAGCCAAAGGCAAAGTAATCTTCTTTGCCTGTTCGTAGAGTGCGAACGATGCTAGATTTTTAGCTTTGCTTTCGCACATAATATCGAACTGTTCCCTAAAACTCAGTGCCCATTCATTCGCTGCTGTATTCCAGTAGAAATTTGAGTGTGCTCTGAGTTTTGCTTTTTTATGCCCTTGATCCATTAGCGTATCAAGGGAGGGAAGGGTGTCTGTGGCATGGTCAATAACAATGTCTTCCCGTGAAACACTATAATGTAACACAGGCCTAACACCACGCCAACTATCAATAATCCTTTTAACACGGTCGTCAGATGCTTCAATATATTCTCCAGTTTTAATCCAGTGATGATGGATGTCTAGGACTAGGGCACAGTCGTTGACTAGTTCAAGACTGTCTTCAATACCCCAGGTCATTTCGTCATTTTCGATGGTTAGTGTATTACGTGCTTCGGGCGTCATCCTAGCCAACGCAGAACGTATTCCATTGGGGCCTTGTCGACCTGCGATGTGAACATTGATTTTAAAGTCTTGAAACGTTTGACCATATCCCATCCAGCGAGCCATGTCCACATGATACTCAAATTCCTCAATTGATCTGTTTACAATATCAGGATTATCGCTAGCAAGGACAGTAAACTGGCCGGGATGAAAAGACAAGCGAACATCCATCGCACGAGCCAAATCTCCAATTCGCTTAAATTCTCTTTCGCAATAGGATCGGACGTCGGTATTCCGCCAGAACCTGCCCCAAGTTGGCTCAGTGTAAACAGGAAGGATATCGCTACTGAGTCGTACCATTCTAAGATTTTCATCTTGTTCTCCTACCAGAGAAACAAGTTTACGAACAGATTCTATATTTTGTACCATTAGGTCCCATAGCTTCTGTTCAGCAACATCCCTGGACTGTCTATTTAACCAAGCCACAGTGGTGCTGCCAGTGTTATATTGTTTACAGTTATCTTTCTGTTTTATGCCGTCGATCTGTGAAGGACCGTCGATCCACTTACAGGCAAAGCCGATGCGTTTAACCATTAGATAATCCCGAAATAAGGAGTTCACGTTCTGTCATATAGGCCACAGGTTGGATCCAACCTCGATCGATACATTCGGATAAAATTAATCCGTACTCTCGTGGACATTGTTTTGAAATTTCGAATCCTGCTCTACCACAGCTCGTGAATTTGTCAACAATACGAAAACGGGGATCGTCTTGTTTGATTGTACGAATTTGACTTTTATGCGCCGTGATCTTCAATTTTGGCTTTCGCTGAAATTACATTGGCAATACGGAAGGATCGCCATTCCTTTTTATCTAGGCACCAAACACTCATTACATCTAGATTAACCTTCTTTTCTTTTTTAGGCTTAGGAAAGTCAATAGGATTATCTGTATTAGTAACGTGTGCTGGCGGTAGAGGAATTAAAGATTCGTTGAGTGTACAAGGCATTGTACGCACCTCACCGTTTACTTTGGTAAATTCTACTACGCATTCGCCTGAATGTAGCAGTTCGGATAGTTGTTCGCGTGTAATAGTCATAGTCTTATTATACAGTCAGTAGATCTAAAAGTCAATATATACTGTATGATTTTTGATTTATATCCACAGTATGGTGCTCTAAATAGTCCTCCAATCTTCGAAAGTTTTAGATTGGGATTAGTAAAGGCCGGTCATGAAATTGGTAAACACAATAATGGTGACGTTGCGGTAATCTGGAGTGTATTGTGGAACGGCCGAATGAGAGAAAACAAAACTATCTGGGATAGATATAGGAATTTAGGAAAACCAGTTGTTGTATTAGAAATCGGGAATCTAATCAGAGACAAAACTTGGAAGATCGGAATCAACGGTATCAATCTTGGTTCATACTTTAATCAAGCAAACAACGATGATCAACGTGCCAAAGATCTAGGGCTGTCATTAGATGATTGGACTATGAGTGGACAGCAGGTTCTAATATGCGGTCAACATGAAAAAAGTCATCAATGGGAATCCAATCCTCCTATGAATGTTTGGCTAGAACAGACAATTAATGAATTGAAAAAATATACAGATCGTCCTATAGTGTTTCGTCCTCATCCTCGATGCCCTGTAAGACTACGCAGTCCTATCGCTCTTAGTAACGGTGACTTTTTAACAGAGATAAAAAGATCTTGGGCCGTAGTGACATGGAATTCTAATCCCGGAATCCAGGCAGTGATCAAAGGTGTTCCTTCTTTCGTAGCAGCTAATAGCCTTGCAGCCCCAGTGGCTAATACGGATTTAAAATTTATTGAAGAACCGATCAGGCCAAATCGTCAGCAGTGGTTTAACGATCTTTGTTGGACAGAATGGACACAGAAAGAAATGGAACAGGGAGTCCCTCAGAGACTTATTGCCAATTATCTAAAATAATAGGATCTTGAACCTGATCAACTCTTGGATGACCGTGGAAGGCCAAAATACAACAATCGGTGGGAACTACAGGATTTCTAACAGACATAAATCTCGCACGTTGCCCTAGACCTTGTATTTCGTCTCTAGATCTAATTTCCCACTTATAACTTCTAATCCACGCATCCGGAAAAAACGTAATATTGTTCTTATGTAGGTGCCATATCCAATCTTGGTCTCCATGAAACTTTCTCATGATTCCTGGATTCTTTTCCATGTCTGTCCAAATATCAGAAAATTGGCCCGCTTGCCAACGCATGACAGCACTGCCTAATTTTTGATAATCAGGCCTGAATACTCGGCCAACGTCTCTAAGTCCTAGAAATTTTCCTGGAAGATATTCTATCAGTTGTGTGAAGTTTTTTACGATGACTGTATCAAGATCTAGAAAAAGATTAGTGTCACCGTAGGGAAAATGGTCTTGTTTAAAAACATAAGGTTTCCACCACCAACCTGATATAGTAGACAGGGGAAGTAACCTTGTTTCGATGCTTGGATTTATGTCAGTGATGTCATCTGTAAAACAAACAAAACGATACGGAACATGCAGGTGTCTCTGTACCATATTGTACAATTTGTTTACATATTCTGGACCGTATTTGGTACCGTGTTTTAAACAGATAACATTTAACATTACCAGTGCCTTATTACACCTGCGATAATAAAACAGTTTGTGATCAAATAAGAAAGGACAATGAATGTGCGAACAAGCGCCACCATATCAGCTTCCTGCTTGGTAGCACCTGCCTTTTCGCCTAGGGCCTTAGCCCATATATGCCATAGTTTACGCATCGCCTTCATAGGTCGCAGAATTACCTGCGTGTTCGAACACCTCTACACTTCTGATGCGGACTGTTGGGTTAAGAGGATAGCGATGGTTGCCATTCTTCAATAGCCAATCCATTTTGTCATAGCACATCTTAGCAAATAGTTCACAGCCTACACCTTCTACGATGCGTAGATCACAAACACCTTTGCGACGGAAAGGTTCGATTTGTACACGTTCTGGATTACCATCGTGTTCCGAATCACTGCTCCAACCAGCCATTTCTTTGAATCGGTCTAACAGCGGATCGTCTTGTGCGATTATAGTAGTGTGATCAAACATATGGTCTGCCCATGCTTTGAAATCTTTTAATCCACCGAAATCCATTCCCCAATTTTTTTCATCAAGTGTGTCGCATTCGAACACAAGTTTGATGCCAATTGAGTAGCCGTGTAGTAGTGAGCAATGGCTATGTGTGGCACGCCATTGTCTGAAACAGCAACTAAGACCTCTGTCGTTGCCGTATGTTTTTGTTGAAAGATATTTTGCCATCTCTAGTCTCCTTATGAAAAATGAGCAAGTTTGATGACATGCAGAATATTTAGAGTGGGATGAATGCCATTGAAGACCACTATTTGATTAGTTTACTATCATTGACGTAACAAGTCAAGATCTTTAAAAGAAACATTAGCCAAATGCCATTGATCAGGAATTTTCCAATCCTTCTCATTGTAAACTATGAAGTACTTATCTGGATGATGTTTAAACACAATAGAAATCTGATGTATCCAGTATTTTGGATCTATAGCTCTGTGATCGGCATGATTATAATTGTCAGTGCCTTTATAGAGATTATTGATGTGCTGATCCTTGCTCCAAAGATCAAAACCGATTAAACTCACGGTATCGGAGATCGAAGCTGCTAGAAGAACAGCATAAGGACCACTGCCCCAATGAAAAGGATCGTCTGCTCTAGTGTTGCCTGCGTATGGAAGATCGGGAACTAGTTTTACTCTAGGATGTTGTTTAAACTCTTTTATCCAGTCAGGTCGTGTATATATGGGTTGATCGAAATAGTTAAGAGCTTCTCTGACCATCCTACGATCAACGCAGACGAGATGATCAACAGCAAAGTCTCTGATCACAGCATTACAGCCTACAGTTATGTCTTTGGGGATTTTATCAAGATCGATACCGGAACGACTTTCACCGTTGCCAATAGCCAGGGACAACATCAGCTGATAATACCGAATGGTCTCCACGTGCCAGGATTTCCTGCCCTGGTACATACCCAACCTATTGGATGATTAGGTTTAGGTTCTGCGTTCCAAACTATATCACCGAGATTATAATTACCAGTCTGCGGTTCTTCATCGCCGTAGGTATGTAGTCTATTACCAAATTTAATAGCACCGTTTACATGTAGGTCTACATTAGGATCTGGCGTACCAACTCCTATAGATAATCTTCCGTGAACCTGTACCTGTGAAGGAGTACTATTCTTATTACCTAGAGTAATATTACCATTATTGTGTAAGGTGACTCTTGAAGTATTGTCAGTGATCAGTGATAGATCCTGATAACCATGTGTACCGAATACAGCTCGACCATCTAGGAAATCGTGTTTGAGTTCTATGTTATTGCCAAATACAGATAGTTTTCCGTTAGCCTCGCCTAGTCCTATAGTGATACGTTCTGCTGAAGAATTTAGGAATACGAAATTTGATAGATTAGAATCCCCCATTACTGTAAGGTCTTTTAAAATTCCTAATTCTCTTAGACGACTCTTGGTTACTCCCGGGCCTAATTCTTTTTCGCTGATGACCACTGTATTGTTGATTAGGAAACTTTTTCCTGGTTGCAGATCTATATTCTCAGTAGAGAAAATACTGTCATCTCCTTTGAGAACAAACTGTTTAGTTGGACCTATTCCAGTCCATGCTAGACCTTTACCGAAGATAGGATTATCTGGTGCGTGTTTGAATTCTAAACTTGATGTTCGTTCTAATCTAAGATCAGATTTAATTTCTGCTACTTCGATTCGCTTGGCTTTGATCGTGCCTGTGATTTCGGCACTCTCAGCTTTGATGGTTTTTTCTACAGTTAGATTATCTAGTACTTTGGCGATAGAGATAGCGTCAACAAATACACCGTCGTCTTTGATAGTGATTTTGATAGTTCCTGTGCTTTGATCACGGATACCTGTGCTGGCAAAATTCCTAACTGTACCAGGTCCTAACAGGTCCTGCGAGATAGCCTGTTTGGGAATACGCTTTAAGAAATCTGCGTAGTTAACTTCGACGTTGGCTCTAAGTACTCCGGAAACTGTGAGATCTTTTAGTACAGTTAGTTCGTTGGCGATTAAATTTTCTTCAACAAAAACACGACCTTTTAGAGCAGGAATCGTGGCACTAGGAGCTTCTATCGTACCGTTCTTAACAAACAGCGTAGGCCCAGCGGCTGAATCCTGTATTCCTGTGCTAGAGAAACTTTTAATCTTTCCGCCTGCGATTTGATCCCCGGATATACTATTATACGGAATTGATTTGACAATATCTCCGATTTTATCTGTAACATCTTTGATATCAAAGGGCGTAGCGGCCTTTGTAGATTCGATGTTTTTCAGCGTTTGCCCTAGAGATTCTAATACTTGATCGATGTGATTTTGTTTCATGATATCAATATTTATACTAGTGCGGTAACAATAAATACTGAGTACAAGGACGAATAATGCCGCTAACAAATACATTTGATCCGTCTACGGCCGTTAATACGGGCACTGACGTTATTACAATTAATTCACATGGTTACATAGATCGACAGGGTGTTTTATATCACTCAGGCGGCGGCACCGCTATTGGCGGGCTGGTTAATGGATACAAATATTACGTTATTCTAGTTTCAGTCAATTCCTTTAAATTAGCCCTGTCTGAAGATGATGCTATCACTAGTACCGCTATAGATCTGTTGGGCATAGGTACGGGATCTACACATTCTTTTGAATCAACTAACATCTATCCTAATAGTGCGGCCTACTATGATTTCTTTAGAAAAGTGCGTTTATTGGGCAACGGAACTCCGCCCGGAGGCTATAAATTAGAAGCAGATTCTGTAAGAGACAGTATAACGATCATCGCTGGAGACAATATTGTATTTGAAAATACCAACGAAGCACAAGATACATTTACCTTATCTGGATCAGAATATGACTTTGATGTTCCTGTAGGTACTACAGAATTAAGATTATACGGTCGGGTTGGATCAGTAGTTACAGACGATCAAAGTATTAGATTTTCTGTAGACCGAGGTATTAACATCACTCGTATAAGCGACACAGAATTGAGATTCGAAGGACTAGGCGTAACTGAAACTGACACGTTACATACTGTAACTTCGAGAGGTGCTCTAACATCAAACACTGTTTATCTTAACAATATCGAAGTAGGGATCATACAAAGTATACCGGGAGAAGATGGAGTTACTAATTTTACCTCTACAGGAACTACAGGATCACCGATCAACCTTACCGGAGACGGCACCCTAGACAGTCCTGGTGAAATAGATTTACCGGCAAGTTCAGAAGCTAGTAAAACTGTACAGATAAATTTCACTCTTCCTGTATCTGGTACACTGACATATTCTGCTAGTTACAAAGCTGAATCTGCTCTAACTACTGGTTCTGTTATTTTACAAAGAGAAACACCGGGAAGTCCTGGAACCTGGGTAACTATAGATTCAGCTTCTGGAACCACAGCTAGATACGCTTATACGATACAGAACATTTATGCTGAACCAAATGCTACTGGAACAAACTTTAGAATAATAACATCCTGGACAGGCCTGTCTACTGGTTATGTAGATTTTCCTATCAATTTACAATTTGAAATCAGTCCTATCTATATTAATGAAATGATCCGCACTGACACAGGTGCCGGAGAATTATATCTAGGACGTATTGACGGTGAAGTTTATCTTCGTGGTGATATTAATATTCGCGACAGGATAAACACAGATGGATTATACATCTATCAGAATGTCATCCAAGGTACTAATTCTAATGATAGCATCATCATTGATCCAGCAGGTACGGGTGCTGTTGAATTAAGAACCCAGACACTTAATACCGATCAGACCACATTTAATTTAATTGACAATACCGCAACTACTGTTAACGTGTTTGGATCAGCGACAGCGATCAACATGGGAGCGAACACTGGAACGATAACTATCGAGAATCCTACACTTGTAGGTACAGTGGCCACACAGTATCTTTATGACACTACCGCAACTACAGTTAATGCGTTTGGTGATGCTACTGCGATTAACATAGGTGACACTACTGGAACGATCACTTTAAGAAATCCAACATTAGTAGGCACTGAAACAACTCAAAACGTCTATGACACCGTGGCGACCACAGTCAATGCTTTTGGTGCTGCTACCACAATTGATGTTGGTGCTACCACCGGTACTATCACGATCAACAATCCTACATTGGTAGGAACCCAGACTACGCAGAACGTCTATGACACTGTAGCAACAACAGTCAATGCTTTCGGAGCAGCTACTACTATAGACATAGGTGCTACCACCGGTACTATCACGATCAACAATCCTACATTAGTCGGCACACAGACCACTCAGAATGTCTATGACACAGTAGCAACTACTGTCAACGCATTTGGAGCAGCTACCACAATTGATATTGGTGCTACTACAGGAACAATTACTGTTAATAACCCAACTCTAGTTGGTACTCAGACTACGCAGAATGTCTATGACACAGTAGCAACTACTGTCAATGCTTTTGGAGCAGCTACCACGATCGATATTGGTGCTACCACAGGTACATTGACAATCAATAATCCGACAGTAGTTGGTACACAAACAACACAGAATCTTTATAATACTGTAGCCACTACAGTCAATGCCTTCGGTGCTGCTACTACTATTAATTTTGGATCTTTGATTTTTACAGGCAATACTATAGATACTAACGATTCGTCAGGTATCACATTTATTCCTGCTGTAACTTTTAATTCAGACATTAGAGCCAATGATATAAGAGCTGATCAAGATGTTATAATACAACGAAATACATCCGTCGGCAGTAATCTAACTGTTCAGGGCACTACAACTATTGGTAGTAATCTAACTGTTCAAGGCGATTTAGTTGTAAATGGTAACACCGTAACATTAAACACTTCGACACTAGATGTCGAAGATTTGAACATCACGATTGCTAAAGGATCGATCTCAGCAGCCGCTTCAAATGGTGCGGGAATAACCGTAGAAGGCCCTGCCACTAAACCATCATTGACTTATGCTTCTTCAGATGACAGTTGGAACATTAATAAACTGTTAAATGGAACTTCACTTACACTTACTGGAAATCTACAGGTAAACGGAAATTCCACACTCGGCAGCGATGACAGCGACAGCATAACAGCAAACGCATTCTTTGTTTCTGGAACACAGTTTAAATCCGGTAAAGCCAATGCCAACACATTATCCTTAGCAGCCTACGATGTTGATGGAACAGCTTATACGAACTTAATAACACTGACAGCCAGCAATACGCCAACCCTTGCGTTAACTTCGACCGGGGTAGGAACTATCAATAATATGAGCATAGGTGCTACAACAGCATCCACCGGACGTTTCACTACTTTAGAAGTTCGAGACACCACAACTACAGCGTTTGATTTATTCGTTGCGTCTAACTCTTCAACAGCACTTACCGCAGATAGGACGCTGACATTTGATGTAATTAATGCTAACAGAACTATTAAATTAGCAGGTAATATTGATCTAGCTAACAATTTTACCACAGCTGGTAATTTTGCCCTTTCATTTACAACAACAGCATCAACATCGCTCACACTACCAACTACAGGCACCCTCGCCACCCTGGCTGGTTCAGAAAGTTTAACTAATAAGAAACTAGGCAGTTTAACCACTAACGGTATTGTTACAACATCAAGCGGCGATGGTACGCTAGGTGTAACGGCGACTACAGGTAGTGGTAGCGTTGTACTAGGCACATCACCGACTATAACAACACCAAATTTAACATATCCGGGTGGCTTTGGTGGCGGCTCAGGTGATTTCACTGTCGATGCTTCTCTATATCAGTTATATTATTGGGAAGGAAGTTTTGACGCCACACGAACCCTTTCTATAACAAATCTAACAGTAGGTAGACTAGTAAGGGTATGTGTAAGAAATACTAATGCTTCACCACGCCAGATCAATGTTCAGGCTAGCATATCAACTACAGGTTTTGCCGCAGTGAACATGAGCAAGGGAGATGCTGGAGGTACCAGTGTAACATCTGTTACTCTAGCTGCTGTATCTGGTCAAGCTATGATCACTGTGTTTAATCCTGCTGGAGTTTCACAAAATATTGTTGGTATGATAGGTTAAACTACTTTAAGTAGAATGGTATCTTCGTTGATACGTCCGTTGAGTTTGATATCCACAGCTTTAATATCTTCCAAGAACTTACGCAACTGTACCTTACCGGCACCCTTAAATTCTTTAAGTTGTTCCTCGGGCTTACGCAGGGTCTTTTGTACGCTCTTGTTCTCATCAAAACCAGTAACGGTAGTTCCTTTGACATTCAATTCTGCGAACTCTGAAGTGACATACTTGCCTAGTTTACGAGTCTTGATATTGAACACCCAAAGCTCTTTGGCACCGATGATATCCTGAGGATTAACGGAAACCAATTTCAGCTTGTCGTCTTGTTTGAGATATTTCATCTTAGCAACGATCTTGGCCTTGTCAGTGGGTTTCTTAGCACGTGGCTTACGGTTAACCTTGGCTTCCTGCATCAGCATGTCACAGGCACTGAGGATATCGTGATAGAACGCCACTACTTTCTTGATCTGTGCCTTAGATAGATGTGAATAGCCTTCTTTAAGCTGATCACATTTACCTTCTTGAAGCTCGATATATTCATCGTATTGCCGCTGGTATAGATCTTTGATGATACGAGCATGAGCAGCTTTGACCTGTTTCCCCCGCAGGAGATTTAAAACTTTGAACGCTTTAGGATCAAATGCTTCGGGATCTTCGCTGAACGATTCAACAGCATCCTCGAGTTCTTCGGTCATTTTATAGGAAGCTTCACGAAGACGATCTTGGATAGTGATCTGAGGAACAGCTACTTGTTCTTCAACTGGCTCTTCGGGCTCATAATCGTTTTTACCAGCTTCGATTACTTCAGTGATGCGTTCACCTAACCATGAAGCGATGTTTTTTCCGTTATTGAAGTCTGCTCTAACGATAGGCATACCCTTGAGCAAGTTAGCAGCGATAGCACCCATAGTACCATTACAACGCCAGTCTTTGGTATCTTTGAAGGCTTTGATTTGATCTTTGGTATAACCAGCCTGCGACATCCAATTGATGACTTTGGGCTTTAGATCTTTACTACCGGTTTCGATACGATACCAATCCATGCTACGGCGGAAATGGCTATAGAATTGATCAGTAGTCCAGGTCTCGTGGCCGTCCCATTTTGGACTTAGATCGCGTCCTTTACTAGCCCGTGCTTCTGCCAAATGTTTAGATTTGCTTTTGGTAACAGCCATCGAAATGCTCCTTGGTTTCCAGTTAATATAGTTATTATACTACCAAACTATTCATATGTCAACCGTTCGATTTCCTCAGTATCGCCATCTTCTGTTTCTTTATATATGACAGCGACTGGATAATCAATTAATGTCGTTTGGGCGATGGCCCTAGCCTCTTTAAGGCTTTTGGTAGTTTCAATCAATTCTTGATGGCCGATATCGTCTTCGGACCAGACCTCGTAGAGTTCCCAGGTCATTTTATTTTACTTTTCTCCTATTTGGTTAAACAAACTTTTCCCAATCTCCACCGGATGCTATCACCCAGCCAAGACGTTGGAGATCATTCCGGATCTCGTCGGTTATCATGCCTTCCGGCACAAAACCATCTTTGATATCATCATCGTAGCTCATTCCTCCACGAATTCCTGAACAGTACCAATCAATATAATCGCCTTCTTGTCGCATGTCGGCAACGATGCCCCCGGCATAACGCCATGAAGCTGACCAATAATCTTTTTTTGGATTTTGTCTAAGGATAGGAATAACATCTATTTTGATAAAATCGTTGTTACACATTGCTGAATATAAGTTTTGAGCGTAAGATTCAGACACACGAACTTTCTCCAAAATCCAATCAGTGGTTAGGAGATCGTATTCCATATTGTTAATACGGCTTTGGGGATCGTCAAACTTAGTTTTGTGATCTTCGATTATCTTTTCAAAGTAATCGAGGTAATCTTCATTGACCGGTTCACCGTTTTCAGATTGGCGTTTTACATAACCTTCCTTCTGAAAAGTGTGTCGATCAGGACTTTTACTGGGTTCCATTAATCAATCTCGCCGCCTTCGCTGTCTGTAGCATCTGGGTCAACAGATAGTCCACGCCATTCTTTTATTTTTAAATCTTCGGCTTCAGGGGTATCGTTTTGCCACGCACTGATCCAACGAGAACCAGTCCATTTAGCCTGATGTTGATAACTATTTTTGCCGGAGGTTTTGATTTCATAAATTCCCTCAAGCACGGGTTTGTTCTTTTTAGAAAACCATTCGGTCATAGGATATTCGATATCATCCATATTTCGATATCTTTCCCATTTACCTTCTTTTGAAGAGCCGGCAATATAGAATCCAAAATCCGAACTCTTGCCATTTGTACTGGCTCCCCAGTTTTCTATTTCTTCTCCGTCATATTCTACTGAGCTTATAATATCATTGCCGTCGAAGTCATCATAGAATAAGATTAATTTTTCTTGATCAAATGGAGCAGTTAGATTAATCTCACCTTCAAAGAATGTTCCTTTTTCATTACTGCTTCCGAGAAAGACTACAGTGCCTGGATCTCTAGAATCGACCCATACTTCATCACCGCAGCTTAATTCAATATCACAGCCATCGATATCTTCTAGACTTCGTTCAATGATAGTGTTACCGTTTTCATCTTCGATCTGTAGTGTGCCACTGTCACGATCGACACCGTTAACATGGCCCATGTCATCGCACTCATACCAACTACCAGGGGGAAACGGCCACATCTCTTCGGGGATTTCGTGTTCATCAGCGTAGTCACTATCCCAAGCGAAATCGCTCAGATCCAATCTACGAGATTTAAAGTAATCATAGATTTTACGATCTACGGTCCCCATGACCTTTTCACCACCGTAACCCCACATACTGATTCTATATGTGCGTGGTGTGAATTTTAGAACTTCAATAAGTTTCTGTTGTTCTGCTATCTTTTGTTCTTCTAGGTCTTTCGCAGTTGGTTCGGGAGCATCGCTAGGCATAAACGGCCAGGAACCCTTGGGATTAGTTGTCATACACAATCTCCTTCTTCTGCTAGTTTAGATGCTGCTTTATTTTTTGGATCTACTTGTTTACGAAATTCTTTAACATCTTGAATTGCCGATTTGATTGTATCGGCATAGTTAAGAGCCTGTTGTTCAGTCATAGCTACAATAGATTCTGTTTTGATATAGCCCTTGGTCCACACGGTCCAAGTAAGTTTTAATCTTATGATCAGTCCATTCCAAAGGTCTTTGAGAGCCCAGTCTAGTTCTTGTAGATAGGGATTATCGATGTCGTAACGCTTTTTGATCGATTCTGACCAATAATCAGTTTTTACTGTCACATAAGTATTAACATTAATGCCAGTCTCGGCTGCTTCAACTTCAAAGTCAATGCTGTGATCATCCTGACCACAGCCGCAGACTACTTTATAAAACTTTGAATCTCCAAAGTCATTGGTCTTCATGATGCCTTCTGCTGGTGTCTGTGACTTCATTGTATGATCGGTCCTTCGATTTTTTTAACATCAAATCTATTGTTGTAAATTGATTCTACCATTTTTAAATAATCTTCTTCCGAAAGAACAGTTCTATAAATGCTCAAGGCCTGTACGGCCATAATGGCCGCTACTTCTAAAGGTTTATTTTCTTCGAGCATTAATTCATTGAATGACATGTACCGACGGTATAGCTCTTCCTGAGTATTCTTCACGTTTCTTTTCCTTTTCTTGTTGATGTCGATATTCTCTTTTTAGCCACCATTTAAATTTCTGAAAATATTCCTCATGGGTATATTTAGGTATGTTTGCTTGAAAATGTTCTTCGCAATTTTCGTACCAAAGTTCTCTAACCCAAGTTCTAAATCTAGATGATTTCATATTATGTCCAAAGTGATTGACGGACTTTGATTAATCTAATCATCATCTCTTCATCTTCTTTATCGTATGCTTCTTCAATTTCGCGGCTCTTGTCAAGAGCTGTACGGCACATTTCTGCCAT